TCAGACCCCGTCACCCATTTCCCGGCATAGCTCGCCGGGACGGATGGTGAAGTTGCCGCGATAGGCTGATGAGAAGTCAAAACCTGCGGTGCTCATCGAGCAGGCGAGAGGACCGCCGCGCTTACGGCTGGCGCCACTACCCATGGCCCCGGCGCTCTGCTGTATGATTCCAGCCAGGGCCCCCTCCGCAGCGCCGGTGCCGCCGAAGTGAGACCAGCCAAAATAGAAACTGTCAGACCAGTTCTGCTTCCATGGCGGGTTGTTGGTCGAGGCTCTGGTAGACTGCCGTCGCCTGAACTGGATCGCGGTCCCGTTCAGCCTGAATTCAAATGTCCGGCTCCAACTGAATTCGCGCTCGATGCGGCACCATCCGCCGGGGAAACTTACCTCTTTGCCGCTCGGCACATTCATCGGAACCGTGATCCCGAGAAGGTCGTCGGGTGCCTTGGTTCGGACAATCGAGCCGCGCACGTCGATCGCGTTGCAGCCCGTCGGTACGGTGCCTACCGTAACCCATCCGGAATCCCACGATTGCGGGAGTATCGTCACGCAGGTGACGCAGGCATCCGAGTCGAAGCCGAAGGGGTTTGTGAACCTCTCGTAACCGTAGCCCCCACCCTTGCTGAAATCGGGATAACTGAAATCATAGTTCGACAGCGTTATCCATGCGCTCGCTGGCATCCAGTTCACTGGCGGATAATTCGTGTCCCATACCCGGCGGCTGCCGTCCCGTACGAGAATATCTCCATCCTCGCTGAAGACCCTACCCATCACACACCTATTGTCAGGAAGCTGGGCCCGGTGAAGCTGCCCACGTAGTCTGTCTCGGTGATCACGTTGCTCCCCACGGCAATGCGGGCGCGCCCATTTCCGATATCCCCGATTGGGCCTTGGGGAATCACATATGGCGTTTCCCCCGGGGCAACGGCGTGCATGTATTGCTTCGACGTATCGATCTTGCCCCTGCCAATCACCACATCGCTGCCCACGCGCCCGAATAAGGGTTTCCCGGCATCGGCGGCGGGTTGGCGGAATATCAGTACCTGATAGGTCCGGCTCACCGCCGATAGTGCCGTGTTTGAACTGTTCATGGTCTCGAAAAGACCCACGACAGACGATGTAACGAAAGCGCAGACCGAGCGGGCTCGGCCATTGCTTTCGGTCTGAACAATGGTGCCCGGCGTCACCAACAGGCCGTTCCACACAACATACGCCAGCGGCTCATATCCGAGACTGTGAGTAACCAACGTACGCTCCGCAGTGCCGGACCGCCCCCAACCCTGAACCTCCGGGAGTTGGACCCAAAAACTATCACCTCCATAAACCTGCACTCGCCCGGCCAGTGAGGGGTGGCTGACGCTGACTGTCTGAAGGGGCATCGCCAGTTCGTACTGGAAGAAGTCGCTGTGCCAATAAACGCTGGCGACATGCGCCGCCGGATTTTTGGCAGGCGCGTTGCGCGGCGCATCGAAGTCCAGCGGATGGCCGGTGGTGTTTGGCTCTTCAAAACAGGCCACAATGCCCTGATCCTTGAAGCCCCGGATCACTCTCATGCTGGGGCTCCAAAGCTGAAGTTTCCGGCGGACACCAAATCACCAGTGATCATATCCACCTCAAATGAGCCATTGGCTGACCGCAACTTGCCGTCCTCGCTGATCGCCACAATCGGCGTGCCATCAGAGGTGAAGAACGCGGTCTGTCCCGCCATCAGGCCGATGCGCGTCGGCTGGCCAGGATCAGCCGGAACGTCGAGGAAGAACGTGGCAGCGCGGAACGTTCCGTCATCGACAGCCGCTTGGATGGCGTACCGGGCTGCATAACCGGAAGGCGCCGCGACCGCTTCCCATCGTATGTTGACCTGAGAACTGTTGCCGCCCATGGCCGCATAGAGGCTTTCCAGAGCAACGGCGATCGCACCGCCTGGACCCAGCGCCACCTCAATGATCTCGGTAAAGCTCGCCTCCAGCCCTTCCAGTTCGACGCTGATCTCGCGGAAAAGGGCCTCGCGCTTGGTGTAGTTCTCGCGGTCGACTTCCTCGAGCAGCGTGCCAAGCTGCTTGAACTGCTCGATCAACTGGCGGGGCTTGATGCCCATTTGGTCCAGCACGTCGCGGGCGATATTGCCGAGTTCCACATCGAGCGGGGTGAGCCGGATGTTGGGGATCGTCACTTCGAGCCATTCCGAAGCCTCGATCCTGCGGCCCGAGGCCGAGATATACGTGACCTTCACCTCGAAGGTCTGCCCGCCGATCAGGCTCTCAAAGACAGAAGCTGAGCCGAGATGGATTTCGGGCTTGTTGATCGCGCCGGTCCACCGGATCGCGCTTTCACCCTTGAGGCGATGAACGATACTGACCTGCTCTACATCGACCGCGACTGCCGTAGTGGGCCAATGGACCGCGTAACCGCCGCGGCGTTCGTTCTCGTCCGCGTCCTTGCCGATATAGGGCTCGACCCAAACACCCGTAACGACCTGCGGCGCGGGGCGATTGCTGGTGATCGGGGCGAACTCGATAGGGCGCTCGTCCGTCGCCGGGTTCCAACTATGGTCCGCCGGATCGATCTCTTGCAGGCCCAGGACCACCCAGCCCCAAGGTGAGCGGGTCCGGGCCGTGATGAGAAATAGCTTGGTCGAATAGCCGTACCGGTCCGATGACCACGCCAGAACCTGCAAAGGCCGGAACTGCGCATAGGCGGCGGGCAGCGCCACGACATGCTTGCGGAAGCGACGGCCTTCCTCGATCACGGCCTGCAAAACTCGTTGGGCCTGTGTACCCGAGAAAGTCGTCGGTAGTTCAAGGCCGCGCGGCTTGCGCTCGCCCCCGTCCTGCGCTTCCAGATCGCTCCGGTAATAGGGAGCGGTATCCTTCATTTCCCAAGCTTGCGACGGCTCGATATAGTTGGCCGTGGCGCCGTTGATCACATCGTCAAATTTCGGGAATGGGAACGATCCGAGTGGTTCGGTCGCCAGCACGTCTGCATCTGTCAGCGCACCATCCGCCGCATCCGGCGCGCCCACCAACACATAAACGGTCCCGTCAGAACAATAGCTGATGCGCGCATTGGCGCCGATGAGCAGTTCCTGAACCACGTCTTGGGGGCGCTCATCGAAGAAGATTTCCCGGCCCGCGCGGAAACGCTTCTCGGTCCCGCCACCTTTGAGCGTGACAACCTCATCGCAAGCGTCCATTGCGGCGACCCAGACCGCATAAGGCAGTTGCGCCGCCGTCCGCTTCCCGCCCCAGACGTGCTCGCCTTCGTAATGGATACCGCGCAGGATGTTGTAGATGATGACCATCGAGTTGTCGGAGAACTCGTAGGTCGAAGGCTGCCCCCAACGGTGCGAGCCCGAACCGCCGGCGGTCGAATCCTTGCGCGGATCGTAGAGCCGCAGGCCCCGGCAAACGACCATGAAGTCCTGAAACGGCCTGGTCCAGACTTCCTCGTGCCAAAAACTCGTGAAGGTGACGTACGGCACACCGCGCCCGATCATGGCGCTGGTCCAAGGGCGCTCGGCATGCGCGCCGAACTTGCTCACAAGGAAGCTGTCTGCCGCCGTCTGCGTGCCGGTATAGCCGCGCCACCAGAGCTTGTTGCCGCCCGCGATGTTGTATTCCGGGACAGGATAACCCTGCTCAACCCCGCCGGTCGTGGCAAGCGTTGCCGCCGCACCATTGACGTACAGCCCTGCAAAGCCATCGATCGGCAGGTCGCCGAGGGACAGGACATCGACGGCAAAGACATTGGGAACGCCGCCGCTGGACCCGTACTCACCCCCGTACTCGTACTTGCCCGGCACGCCAATGGTGCCGACAAGGAAGCTCTTGGGCACCGTACCGCCGGTCTGGCGCGCCCCCCGCGTTCCGGTACGTCGGTCCTGTTGGGGCTTCGGCCCGAACGCCTGCTGAAGAAGGTTTCCCGCGAAGGAAAGAACTGCGCCGACGACCAGTTGAATGAGGAAGCTGAACGGATCGAACATCAGGCTGCCTTCCCCTTCACCTGACCCCACCAGCGCTCATAATTGCCAGCGGTATCGCCCCACTTCCTGAACTCGTCCCCGCCACGCAAAGCCTGTTGTGCCTGCGATTTGACCGCCGGGTTCGTAACAGTCAGTTCAATCGCTGCCGAGACGACATCGAGCGCCAGCCCGCCCTCTCCGCCCGCCGCCGCGTCATTGACCGACGCGCCATCGACCCGCCCCGAAAAGAGCAAGATTGGGGCATCGATCACGTGCCAGGTTTCCGGATTGAACACGCCTTGGTAATAGGCGACCGGCGCGATCCTGATATTGTGGCCAAACACCATATCCATGGGCGAGTTTTCGGCCGTGCTGGCATGATCCAGATCGAACGTCACGGTTGCCGCCTCAAGCCCGATCACGTCCACGATCTGCGGCGCGTCGAGCAGGGTGCCTGCGCCTCGAAAGTTGGTACTGACCGGCGTTGATGCGCCCGGCGGCGTTACGTTCTGGGCAACATTGTCCTCACCTGTCCAATAGGCGAAGGTGACGGCTGACCCGCCGAGCGTCTGGCCCTCAACGACCAGAAAGTCGCGCAGCACCAGTTCGCCCGCTTCAAGCTGGGCTATAATCGAAGGCGTGTAGGTCATGTCTTACCGGTAGGTTTGCTCGGCGCTGAGCTTGATCTCGGAATGAAGGCCCGATATTTTTGACGGATAGGCCGAACCCGGAACGATGCGGAACTTGCCGCAGGGCTTTCTGATGATCACGTCATCACCGCTCGCGATGCTGGCGGGTAGCGGGGGCCAAATCTCGACGCTTGCAACGGCGCCGGTGATGGGATTGGCCGTCCGGGCCTCTGCGAACTGCCCGAGGTAATAGAGCCCGTTCTTTACGACCCCGAAATACGTCCCGAGGGGGATCTGATAGCCGGGCGGGAAACCGCTGAACGAAACGTGCAGCCGATCCGTGATGACGTTGATCTCCGGCACGGTCGGCCCGATGATCGAGCCATTCGGGTCCGTTGCAGGATATGGCAGGCGCCAGTTGTAGAGCAGGACGGTCTTAAGCCCCCCTGCCCTCGAATTGATGAGCGCCATGATGCCTTCCGCCTCGGCGTTGGACATGACCTCGGTGGTGATCTCTGCGGCCCACAGCGACACGGCCCGATCAGCGTAGCCTGTGTTGCCGCCCGCCGTCATCGAGCGCTGCTGATTGAAGGACTGAACGAAACGAATGTCCTGAACCTTGAACCGGTCAGCGAAGTCAGCGGCAGGTAGAGGGTTAGCCAATGTCATCACGCGGCCCTCGGATTGGACCGGCCCGGGTTGTTCACCACGGCCCGGACGTAGCGGGCACCCTCGCCGCTTTCTTGCCAGCGGCGCATTTCGGCTTGGAAACCACGCGCGGCGGCAGCGCCTTCCGCCTCCGAGTTGGCTTCGATCCGCTCGATGGTGACGTAGACATCACCGCCGGACGTATGCGTGCTGGCAACTGGCCGATTAGCGTTCGCGGCAAGAGTGTGATCGATCACCGTCTCATTCGGGTGCAGGATCGCCGGGAGGCCGCCCCTGCCATCAATCCCGCCAGAGCGAGGGCCGTAGCCGGTAAAGCCGCCGCCGTCGAAGGAAAACAGCCCAGCAAACATACCCCCGATCCCCCCGCCCGTGCCGCCCCCGAACAGCATCATGAAGGCGTTGTTGATCAGCAACTGCCCCAAGCTCTTGAGCAGGTCGCCAATCGCCTGCCCCGCGTTCTTGGACCCGTCGATGATGCCGGTGAACATGTTCGAGAAGCCCTGCGCCAACGTGTTGTTGATGTCGATGGCGAGCTGCTGTTGCTGCTGGAGAAGGCGGGTGCGTTCCTCGGCCAACGCATAAGCATCGGCAAGTCCGTTGATCTCATCTATGAGGCCCGCAGTGATCGGAATGCCCGCTTCCTGCGCTGCCTTGAGCAAGTCCATGGCAGTGTTGAAGCGAGTAGCGGCGGTTTCGGAGAGACCGAAGGTCAGCGCCTGCTGTTCGAGAGCGGCGATATTGTCCCGGACAGCTTGGGTTGCCTCTTGATAGGCGTTGAGCTTGCCAGCAGCACCACCCAGCCCGAGGGGATCACTGCCGCCACCGCCGCCACCAGCGAGATCGGCAAGAGCGGCCTGCGCACCGAGCGCATTGTCCCATAGGTCGCGGATGCCCTGCCCGGCTTCCCCCAAGTAATTGATGCCTTGCCTGGCCTGATAGGCAGCCTTCGCCAGATCTCCTGCCCGGCTCTCTGTCTCCGAGAGGTCGTGCTTGAAATCGGTAAAATCGAAAGACAGAATATCATGGACTTCATTGGTAAAAGGGTTCGTCCATTGGATGGCGGGGCCACTCAAGCCTTCAAGAAGCGCATTCCAAGCCAGCTTGCCAATGCTTTCAAATTCTCCCGGCAACTCTTTCCACGCCACGACAACGGCATCGTATGCGCCCACCATCATGCCGATGATGTCATTTGCCAGGTCCTTGAAAACGCCGAATACGTCGAAGCCAATAAGTTGTGCAATCTCGTCACGGAAAATGTAAGACGCTGCAACTGCCGCCGCTATGCCGCCGATAAGCAGCGCAAACGGGTTCATCATCAGCGCCGCGCCAATCGCAGACAATGTGCGCAGCGTGATGAAGCCAAAAGTTGTTACCGCGAACCCCGCCGCGCCAGCCCCGGCAATAATAAGGGTCGCCATGCCGTCGAATTCGATCCCGAGGCTCGCGACAAGCCCGGTCACCCCATCGAGGGCCGAGCCAAAAATAGTCTGGATGACGACAGCGGACCGGACAACATCGTCCGTCATGTTGCGAATAGAGTCCGCCAACCCGATGAGAGTGATTGCGAAATTCTCAGACGCGCCGGTTGCTTGATCGACGCGACCGACCAAGGCCCCAAAATTCGTCTGGATACGCACGAATGCATCCCCGATGGTCGCGGGCATTTCGCCTGCTTCCTCGCGAAGCTCTTCCAGAGAGCCGATTAGCGCGTCCACGATGACCCCGCCGGTGACCTTGCCATCGACCGCCATCTGGCGAAGGCCAGTGACGGTAGTGCCCATTGCGTCGGCTACAGCTTCAAGCACGCGCGGGCTTCGAGACATGATCGTCTCATATTCCATCGCCCGAAGTTTCCCGGTTGAAATGGCGCGAGAGAGCGCATTGAGCACGACGTCTGCGTCCTGCCCCTTGGTCGCCGTGGTAACCAGTGCATGGTTCAAGGCTTCGGTGAAATCAGCTGCCTCAACCGCACCCCGGCCAAGATCCCGGAGCACCGCTACGTTGCGTCCGTAAATCTCGACGGTCTGCGCCAACGGCGAATATGAGGCGTTCGCCACGTCAACCAGCCGCTCCATAAGTGCGGGAGCGGCCTCCATGTTCTTTACCGCCGCCCCTACTCGCGACTGCATATCCGACCACGCATCGGCGTACTGGGTCAGCGCCCGAATGCTGAATGCAGCCATTACGGTGCCGACGAGTGGGGCGAGCATCCGAAATGCACGGCTCAAGCCATCAATCGAATCCTCCGAGCGCTTCGCCTGACCTTCCATGCCCTTCAGGTCGCCTGTCGCCTTCACGACGCCATTGCTGTCGATCCTGATACCCAAAGTCGCGAGGTCCATTTGATGATCTCCAAGAAATGCAATAGCGTCCCGAACCCACGGGTTCAGGAGGACGCAATGAAAAAAATGGCGCTTGTTTTTGTAGTTGTCAGTGTCGGGGCGCTGGCGGCGGTTACGCCCGCAATGTCGTGCGATACATCATTGTTTGACGTTTCGGACTGGCGAGCCTCCGCACGCGAAGACGGCAGGCACATACGCACCGATATGGAAGTGGACTTAGTCTATCGCGGCGAAAGAACGTATCGCATGATCCATGCCGCGACTCTCTTTTCCGATGCTCTCGGGAATGCACTCGTTTCAGTCAGTATCGAACGCGATCAAACAGTCGTGCCCGGAGAGGTGTTCACATCCTCGGGCGCGTTCGTGGGTAGCGACTCTCGCATAACTTCGATCAACAGGGACGATGTGCGTAGTAGAACCTGTGTCTGGTCTATCGTCTACGATGACGGGACTGTCGAGGAATTTGAATAGAGGGGCGGCTATGCCGCCCTTTATTTTGGACCGCTGATTAGTTCGACTTCTTCATCTGAAAGCTTCCAACTCTCAGTATCAGAACCGAGCTTGCTAGTGAGCCGATGAAAATAATTCCTGCACAAACGGACAACATCGTTATCATCGACTCGCTGATCGATAAAGAAAGTGGCGGTCAATGGAGCCGCTTTCTCCAGCGAATAAGCAATGGTCACCCTGCGTACGGACGACCCATCCCAAGGCGATCGATCAGAGACAATCTCGATAATCTTAAGTTTTCCGATAAGAGATTTGTCCGACATTATTTCAGTTCCTATCAATGGGAGCGCTGGCCTTTCGCCGAGCTTCAATTACTGCGTCAAGCCGATCAGTTTGAATTGCCATCAACGTAGATGGGAGTCTGAATGAAAGTAAAAACGCGGTCGTCGCAAGCCCGAAGTAGACCCTCTCCATCCAAGCGACAACCTCCTCATGCTTGCTGCCGATGACAGCAGAGACAAAAATGATGGCAAGGGTGACGAGGTACAAAAGGAAAAGGTATTTTTGGCGCGTCATCTTTGCGACGATTCGCTCCCGATGGATGGCGCTCATTTTCCATCCTCCGGGTAGCATTGATTGATCCCCGAGCAGCGTCATGACGGCTACGAGAAAGCCCGCTAGGATTGAAAACACCGTGACAATCACACCGGTTGCCCGCTCATTATCTCGGATAAAGTCGGCGCCCCAGATCGCTACAGCTACCCCAGCGCCAATGCACAGCACTCCAAATAGCCAACTTCGCCAAGGAACTGCCTGCCTCCCATCTTTCCTGCTAGCCATTTGGCACCGCCCGGAGTTCGGAATCGAACTCTATAAGATGCCCCCAAGCTTCGGTGTGCCGAACAGACTTGCCGAACGGTTCCATTGATACGGTTTTCGACAACAAAATGTCATTCGCGCGCACTTTGCGACCTGTCATTGTTTCGATAACAAATCCCGCATCGTCTTCGTCCAGGACTGTCTCTGCCAGCTCTTGGATTTGCTGGCGCTCGACATCGCCTCCTTTACGCTTGTCGAAAGAGAGCGAGACCTCGACTTTGAGGTTTTCCGCCTCCTCTGGAACCTTCCCTTCCATCATAAGCAAGGCCCTGATGTCGTCGAGAACACTTCCGAGCATCCGCTTCCGCACAGTTTCGCGCTCGGCGTGATCGACGGAAACGCTGTGGGCGACGGCGTTCATTCTGAGACGATGGACACCCTCCTCAACGATCATTGCCATTTTATCCATATCGATACGCTTCCCCAATGAGAAACGCGATAAATCGGTCCCAATTCCCAAGTGCGAGGCCATATGCTCCACGTAATCGATCAGCGCTCCGTCGGGTAACCCACAACGGCATACCAAGACGTCATTGCCCCGGACCAGCAGCATCATTTCGCCATCCAGAAACTCTGTCTGATCCGGCGCTTGGGCCAACTCCAGCCCGATGTTCACCGATCCTCCGGCGACAGGAACCACCTGCACTCGATCGTTTGGCGTATAGGCAACCAGATGTATCAGCTCATATTTCGCACTTCGCTCAAAATTCAGGACTTTTAAAACTGATTGACCTGTATCGAAAGTTCGATGGTCAATGTTGCATCCATCAGGATGTGCGAGTTTTAGAATATTCTGGAGCGTGCCGGGGCCGCCATTGTCTGCCCCAAATTTATTGACGTTTACTGCCTCGCGCAGCGACAAGGTGCGATTTATCATACTCCCCCTCCATACGATGCTTGTATGAAAAGCGGGAATTCGGAAAAAATCGAGTCAAATCTTCTTTAGGATTAACATGGGCGGCGATTTGCCCCGTTTAATCCCGAATGAAAAGAGGCAAGGCTGTCCCTTGCCTCACCTGCTCCACGTTATGTCCGCACATTCGAGCGCGGATAGGATTGACTCCGAAAATACCGACGCGCGCCGGAGGGCGCCCTTGCCAATGAACGGCTCTCCGATTTCGGAAGTGCCGCAATAGGTGTCCAGTAATTCCACCTGATACTGGCCGGGCCGGGAAGGCAGATGCTCGATCACGGTAACCGTGATGCCTCCTACCGTCCCGGCCTCGTAACGGATATGGCCCTTGTCGTTGGGCACTAGCCGAAGTCCTGCGCGTTATCAGCGTCGTAGACAAGTCGCGGCGCTAAGGACGCGTCCATCATATCCGCCATCTTCCGGCAGTGATCCGACGCGACGCGAACCTTTTTCAGAACATGCTCGTCATGCTCATAATCAAGGTCCATGAACACCAGTTGGGCGGCAACGAGAACCTCCGTCAGCTTTTCCAGTGAGTCCAAGATTTCCTTGGCTTCGACCTCAGCACCCTTGATCTTTGCCAAATAGTCTTGGTGCTCTCTGATCTTGCCATCGAGGAACTCTTTCTGTTCCTTGAGGCGTTCGACGGCGCGCCGGGCTTCCGCCTCTTTCTGGCGCGCTGCCTTTACCTCACCATCGACCTTCGCAAGCGCCGCCTCAGCCGCCGCTTCTGCTTGGGCATCCGCTGCCCTCTCGGCTTCCTCTCGGACGCGCTCGGATTCGGACTTTGCCGCTTCGATTTCTGCGAGAAGTCGCTGGCGTTCGGCAGCGGCCTTGGCTTCGGCTTCTTGCTCAGCCTTTAGCCGGACAGCTTCGGCGTTCTCCTTGAGCATGTTCACCTGCCCAAGAAGATCGGCGGACTTGGCCTTCTCAGCTTCGGCCTCGCGCTTGGCGCGGATAGCGTCCTGCTCCGCCCGTTTGGCTTCCGCCTCCTTATCCGCAATTTCGCGTTTAAGGCGCTTCACTTCCTCGACGGTCACGCTCTCATTTGCTTCGGCTTTTGCCTCAACTATCTGGCGGACAGGCTCCGGCGTCGAAGGTGCAGCAAGTTCATAAAGCACTGTGGGCGTTAAATTCGACATTATGTCGAATTTGTTTCCGTATACCTCAGCCACCTGCATAAACCGGGCGGCGGTCCTGTCGGTCATCCCGAACTCGGCTTCGATCCATGGAAGGAACGCGCCATGGGATAGCCTGCTCTTGACCTCAATCAAATCGAGGCCGATGGCAATAATATCCTCTGCCGTGCGCTTCATCCGAACCCGGATGCGCTCAGCGGCGGCGCGTACTTCCGTCGCGGTTTCAACCGGCATGTTTGCGTAGTCGAACAAGGTAATCTCAGTCATTGCCCTGCCCCTTGAACAGCCCCTTGGACAGACGGCGATGGGCGGCGGCGATCTGGCCGCATTCGTTTTTCACTGTCGCCTTGATCGATTTGCGCGTTGCCTTGGCAGCGATCCCCTGAAAGATGATCGCGGCAGCGGTGCTCTCCGCCATCTGCAAATAGCGAAGCTCCATCAGGTCGAACAGGTCGCGGGACTTCTTCTCCCCGTTCATCAGGGCTTCGCGCTGCTTGGCGTTCAGGCCAAATGCAGCATAAACCGAACGCGTGAAGTTCGAGTACGCCAGATCAGGGCGGGTTGAGCCTTCACCCTCGCCGTCAACGTAATCGACGAATGCCTGAATGGCGTCGGTGAAGTTCAGCCGGTCGATCTTGCCAGCTTCTCGCAATGCGGGCCAATGCTGATTGCTCCGCTCGGCCAGTTGGCCGGGATTGACTCTCTGAATTTCAGTAGTCATGTCGTCGTGCTTTCTGGCGGTGCCCAAGCGCCGTTGAGAGAGGGAGACGGTGCGCGCCAGGCTGGAATCCGAGGTGCGCGCCGTCACTTTCGCAGATGGGCTTCTGCGAATGTCAGGATCAGTAATATTCAGAAAGACCGGGCGCTTACGCCCGCTGGCCGTTTGGCCGCCGATGAAAGACCGGCATTTTTGCCAGCGCCGGGCGGGTACTCTCCCGCTGATAGCGAAGGCTTTCGAGGTCGTGCCCGCGATCGATGATGATCTCGCCACCCTTGAGCCTTGGATCGTATTCCTTTTCCAAGATCAGCCCGCGAACGGAAAGCCACCGATGATCCCAATGGGGGACCAATCCGCCGCTGGACTTGTCCCCGGCCTGAATATGCCAGCCATGGTGCGTCTCGGCGGTGATCTCATTGAGTGCATCGGCCATGGCCGCGAAATGAAACCGCACACGCTCTTGGGCGGACATCGCCTGCCCCGCGAATGCGGGAACCGCCATTGCTACCCCTGCTACCGGCAGGGCTTTGAGAAGGTCACGCCGCTTCATGCTGCCGCCCTCCCGTCTTCCGCCTCAACCAAGGCGCTGTAGACCTTGTTGATCTGCTTGTGCAGGTAAAAAGCATCGACCGAAAGGTTCGAGGCCAGCCAAAGGATTTGCTCCGCCTCCGTAGGGGACAGGGTCATCCGAATATAACCATTGCCAGCATCCTCACAGCGCCCCTTGTCCATTTTGGTTTCCAGCTTGCTGCACAGCATGTCTGCCAGATGACGAACCGCTTCCAACTTTTCGAGCGGTCCTCCTTGCGCCTCGAAAGTGCTGATTGCTTCTTGTGCGCTCATGCCACTTCTCCGATCAACGGAACGTGGTAGACGTCGAGGTCCTTTTCAGCCTCCGCCAGCCGATGGACCACCTCATAGAGGGTGTCGGCCAACGCCCCGATATCGTCTTCCGTCAGCTCGCCGTTGTTCTGCATGGCGTGCCAGACGGTGGTGGCGATGGCCTTGGCCCGGTTGACGTGATCCGCTGCTTTCGCTTTCGAGTTCATGCCACTTCCTCCAGTTCCAGCGCCTCGCCGCCGTCAAGCGTGAGGTCAGGATCAGGAATGACGAGGGCAAAGCCGCTGTCGCGCTCGCCGTCGCGGAAGAAGCGGCGGAGAGCAGGATCAGTGAACAGGCTCGACAGGCGAACCATGAGGGTTTCAGTTTCCTTGTGCATCTGCCCCTCCCTCACGCCGCACGGGCGAGTTCGAGGGACAGGGCCTTGTGGCGGCTCCAGTCGATGAAATTCGACATTTCGAGCGACACAAGATCGGCGCGGATTTGCTCAACGGTGCGGCCAACCGGGATAGTGGCATCCAAGCGTGCCTTTGCGGCAGCGTCGAACTTGGCCTCCTTCCATGCGTCACGCAGGCAGCGGGCGAAGTATGCAGCGTCAAACGTGCGCAGCATCTTGTAGCGGTACACGCTCCACGCACGAGACATGACGCGGCGAAGGTTGATGTTGGACGGAATCCGGGTATTGGTGGTCTTAGCCATTCGAGCCTCCAGACAGGTTCGTTTCGGTTAGGGCCGTCTCGGGAGTACCAGTCCCGTTTCGGCCCGTTTGCTATTGCTAGCAGATGTATGTATAATTCTAGCCGGATTCACTGTCAACTAGAAAATGCTAACAATGCCAGCAGAACGCGAAACCCGTAATGCCCCCCTTGGGCTGCGCATTTATCCTTCGGTGAAGGACGCACTGGAAAAGGCGGCCAAGGACGACAATCGCTCGACCGCCTCTATGGCGGAGATCATTCTTACCCAATGGCTCAAGGACAAGGGTTACCTGGAGAAGTGAGCAGTGGAGATAGCAATCCCGAACTGTTGCCCTGCCCTTTTTGTGGCGGCGAGCCGCGAATTTACTACAACATCAGCCCGCCGAATAACCGAGGCTACAATTGGCACGCAGCGTCCATTTCTTGCACCATGTGTGATGCAGCCATGTGGTCAGAAGACGTGCCAGAACGGGTTATCAAGGCGTGGAACCGCCGGACCGGCAATGGTCATCTCACAAGAGCCTTTGCCGTGGCACATCCTGACCCAAAGCCCCGCTGCACCGGATTCCGATCTGTTCCAGAACTGGACACAGGACGTGCAAGAGGCCGCCTGCTGTAAAAGGTGCTCGAAAGGCAAGCCGTGCGGCAACTCGTGCATCGCGCGGACGAAGACATGTCGAGTGGGGCCGGGCTGCGCCTGTTAGCTTAGTGCCTTAGGTACAAAGGCTACCCCCGCTCCGAAAGCTGGCACCGAGCAACCAGTTCGCCAATGAGCAGTTGCACCATCGCATCTTGTCCCTCGGGCGTTTTGCGGACAAGCCACGCCTGAAGCAGCGCCTCCATCATCGCGCCCGGCGCGTTGATCTTGAGCGCCATCCTGATATCGTCGGTTCCGATATTGGGGGATTGGAGCATTTTTCACATGGCCTCTGCTGTTTTAGATTGCCCTCATTGCGGGGCGCACGAACTGGCGATGTCGCTTTCAGGTAACTTCGTCCCACCGGCAGGAGCGAAGAGCCCATCAGGCTACGATACGTTCGCACCAGTCCTTGCCCTTTGTGCCCGCTGTTGGGGATCGTTTGCCATTGAGCTTGTGCCGCAGATTATCGGCACGATGACGCGAGAGGGGGTAGCCGCTGCCGCTCAGAAATTATTGAGCACACCTACGGGCGTTCCGGAAGCTTTCAAGTTGCGGGCGATCATTCTGCGAACCCCGCCGGAAACCAGTAGCTTCCCCCCACATGTCTCAGCCCCCGTTCTTAAGGCGCTTAAGCAAGCTGAGATGAACTTTCGGCTTCCCGACGCCGAAGAGGCATCCGCGCTCATGTACCGACGTGCGCTCGAACTCGCGGTTAAGGAAATATATCCCGACGAAAAGGGGGGACTTATTCAGCGAATTGATAAACTCGCAGCCAAAGGTGTTCTGCCGGACGCGATGAAAGATTGGGCTCACGAAATCCGTGTGATCGGAAATGACGGCGCACATGAACTAGATGGCGTGGAGCGATCTGATCTTATAGCCGCTCAAGGCTTCACAGATGCCTTTCTGAGATACCTCATCAGTTTACCCAAGGAAGTCGAACTGCGCCGCTCGGCGGCTGTCATTGCCGAAGCGGAAGACGAGAAATCCTGATCGATTTCAAAGATTACAAGGAGCGCCCTGTCGTTTAAGCGCGCCCGCGCATAGCCTCACCTCATAGCCGCCCTGAACGCATCACGAGCCGCATTGTCCGTTTCCGGGACGTCCGGTTCTTTCGCGTGATGCTTGAGATAGAGGGCGTCCATGGCCCGGATAGCCTGCCGGAAGGCCTGCGCATCGGCGCCTGGCCAGCCTGCGACATGTCGGTCGATACTGGCCGCCGGAATCGGGCCGAGCCCCATACCGATCTGCCGATCCGTTCCGAGTTCAAAGAAGGTTTGGAACCAGCTTTCCGCGCCGGGCCAAATGTCCGGCGGATAAAGGTGTTCGGGTATCCGCCAGCCTTTTTCTTCAAGTGAATTGCGGCGCGCGTCGGCATTTGGGTTTTCCAGATGCCAGCGCAGCGCCTCTGCTAGTTTTTTGCGATTTCCTCGGCCTTGGCAGCGCGGGTTTCATCGATCGCCAGAATGGCCGTGACGATGGCCATGCCGACCCTGCGGGCCTTGGGCTCGGTCATGAAGCCTTCGGCAGTCTTCTTGTTGAACGGCAGTTCTTTGCCGCCCGAGGCGAAACCGCGCCAGTCGAGCAGGCACTTTTCCAGCACGACCTCACGCAAGATGCGCTCCTGCGCTGCCTCGGAAAGCTGACCGTTGGCGAGCTTGTCGGTGCGCGGCGCTTCGCGGCGGAGCTTGTCATAGAGCGTTTTTGCATCGGTCGAGGACAGGCCCTTGGCGCGGATTTCAACGCCGGGGAAATCAGCGCCGAGCGCGATCCACTTGCCCTGCTCGATCACTTCCACATCGACGAAGGCAGATTCCACATCAAACATGCGTATTTCTCCGGGCTCATAGGCTCAATGGGCCGGAAGCGCGAGAGCCCCGCACGCCTCCGGCCCTGCCCTTGCGGGCATTTCGGGACGGGCTAGATGGTGATCGCCGGCGCGATAGGCTGAACCGGCATCGTGATAAGGCGACTGGCCGAAGCATCGCCGCCGGACTTAACGCCGAAAAGCGCAAAACCGGCGAACAGGTCGGTTTCGCCCACGGGGACAGCGGTCGCAGTATGCGTTCCCGAGCCAGCGCCGGACGTATCGATAGGGCTCCCGCCCGGCGTGGCAGCGACCTCGAACGTGTCGGTATCCGCGTTGACCACGTAATAGGTCGTGCCCGGCGTCAGCCCGGTCGGCAGACTACCGGACGTGGTGAACACGACAGGCGTGCCATTGGGCAGGCCGTGCGCAGTCCAAGACACAACAGCCGGTTCCGCATTGGAGATAGTGACGGTTGCCGTCTCCTCGCAATCCGCCCCCCAAACCGCTCGGAACGGATAGGGCTTACAGGCACGACGCGCGGCGGCAAACAGCATCTGTCCCGGATCGGAAAGGTTCGGCACAAACTGGTTTGACATGATCGGGAACGAAATCGTTCCCTTGGCGTAAACCGTCGTGTTGTTGTCGATCAGGGTCTGGGTGACCATGGCCTGTTCAGCGCCGAGGTCGCCAGACGTCTGCCAGCCCAGAATGCGGGTCCACGAGACACCAGAGAAGTCGGCGGCCTCGTATTCGGTTTGATAGGCGATGGGAGCGTTGCCGATATAAAGCGCGCTGCCCGCGATTTTCTGTAGCATTTCTGTCTCCTGGACATGAAAAAGCCCCGCTCGAACGAACGGGGCCGGTTGATCCGGTCAGCGCCGGGATGGGTTACGAGCGCTTGGCTCGCGGTTTCTTGACAGGCGGCATGGGCGGATCGCCAGCATCGATCTGGATTGCCTCGCCCTGCCCCGCCAATTCAGCGCTTTCGATGGAAGCCTTGGGCGTGAGCCCGACCATTTCAGCCGCGCCCTTCATCACATGGCCAGCGGCAGCGGCAATGCGGCCCTCGAGAACCGCGTTGATGACCTTCTCGCGCCGTTCCGCGCACTCTTTGCAGGCCATAGTGTGCCTCCTATCGATTTGTTTCGACCTCAATGGTGACCGGCACCTGGATGTGCGTATCGACAAATACAGGCCCCACGGACGGTGCCTTGAGTACCCGTGCCTTCACACCCATGAAGGTCATGGCGAGATCGGTCGCAAAGTGCGCCGCGACCTGCCCCGCGACCTCGCGCGCAACGCCGCTGCCCTGCGCTACAGTGGCGAAAACGTCGATTTGCAGGATGCCGGGCCGACGATGCGGATCGCTCGATCCGATGAACATGCGCTGGGTCTGGTTCGGTATCCACGTGGCGCGGAGGTATCTTTCCGTTGCCTGCGGCTCATAGGCCGGACCGTCCGACCATTTGATCGGATAGGTCGAGGCCATGGGCAGGGTGGAAACGCGGGCCTTGATCGCCTGATAAATCTTGGTTTCGATGGACGGAGCAGTCATTGCTTGTTCAACTCCCGCGCGACCGCCTCGACAATCGGCTTAAATCGTTGAACCGTGATGCGAACCATGCCCTCGGGGGCTTGGCCCGAATGGCCATACTCGAGCGGCAGTGCGTAAGGCAGGTTGTTGACGAGGTAGATCGTATCGCCAGCCTTGAGGTTCAGCACCTCGGCCTGCACCTTGCCAATCGTGACGGTCCCGGTTTTGTCCTCGACCTCGAGCGTACCGGTTGGGACGTCACCAATTGCCACCTGCCAATTGCCTCGAAATCTGCCGGTATCGACCGGCGATTTCAGAATGACCTCGCTGAAAACGTCTAGCGCAATCTTGCGGATTGCCGTTTCGATCTTTGCCTCGGTCTTGCGAGCAAAAGCGGCTATCTGATCGGAAAAGCTGCTCATTAGCGCCTCGCGACCGCGTCATAGAGCACCGTGACGCCAGCCGGTGCCAGCGTATCGAGCTTGGCAATGGTCCACGCCTCGCCGCCGGAATAGACCTCGCCCGAGAACGATCCGCCGAACATCAAGATGTCACCAACCGCTGGCGTGATGGACAGGCCAACCGGCGAAATCAGCGCCTGCCGGTCTCCGGTCAAAATCATGGTGCCGTCAATGCGGCGCTCGTCCATTGGCAGGATTGCGACCCTGATCGGGTGATAGACGGTGATTTCCTCGCCTTCCTCCCAATCGTTTTCGGGCGGTATGATTGTTGTGCGAGGAATGGCACCGACCTGGCCGAATTCCTCGATAAGCTCGTCAGCGTCCTGCTGGCTTTCGATGTAATCGAACTTTTCGATCATCGGTCAGACTCTGGTAAGCGCTACGCTGCCGCCAAAAGCCTGCCGAAGCAGCCCGGCCAGCAATTGCTCGATAATGGCGATCTGAGGCCGGACAGACGACGATCCCGTCGCCTCGGCGTATTCCAGCTCCTTTTCGAGCGGGCCGACCTTCTTACGCTCGCGCGACACGACGCGGGATGCAACGAAATCAGGCGACAGAGAACCGGGCGAGACAAGCTCGCGGCGCGCGGTCTCGATGATCGCGTATTTCACAGGCTCGGGCGCCTGATCGTTCTCCCACTCCGTCGCCCAGCGGTCATTGTAGAGCCCGGCGAGGTAAGTCTGTCCGCGCATGATCGCGGCGGCCTTCACGGTTTCGTCGCCGGTCCAGTCGGTCCAGCCTCGGGCCGTGGCGTAGGCATCGGCATCGCCGGACGTTACGGCGGGTTCGGTAAAGCTCAGCATCGATCAATCCGCCCAATCGTTCGAGTAGGTGCCGCACCGTCTGCACAGCGCGCCAGCCGGGGTCAGCCAGAACAGTGTCTCACCGCAATTGCAGCGCCATGTCGCGTGCGGAGGCGTCACTGCGTGCTTGGCCGCACCCCAGAACCGGTGGCAGTTCGGGCATTCGAGGTGAGCTTCCTGCCCCACCGGAGCCGCGCCGGCCCACTCGTGACCGCAAGCGCCGCAAAGGCACTCGCCGGACCAATACGGGCCGTCACCGCCGTCATCTGAGGTGCGGCGGGGCAAGGAGACCACGTTGTCGGTCATGCGGCGCGCTCAGCGACTTCCGCCTCGATGATAGCCTTGGCCTTCGCCGCTTCGGTCTGGCCTTCGGCGGGCACAAGCGAGCCCTCACCGCCGACAATGGCAAGCGCAAGCTCGACCATTTCGTCGTCGGTCATGGCTTCCCATGCTTCGGGAATTTCGACGGGTTCGCCGCGGGGGTTGTCGAGATTCCCGCCGTCAGCCGCAGCCTTTGCCAGATGCGCCTCAATGGCGGCGATGGCTTCGGCCTTGTTCTTGAACGGACCTTCCGCGACGGACGAGGCAACAGCACGAATGCCGATCTGGTCGCCTTTCGGAATCCACGGCAGATCGCGCCAGTTGTCGGGGATCGAAACGGATGTGGAAGCACCCTGGTTAACTGGATTCTCGGGTGCGGGTGCTTCCGCACCCTGCCCGACGCGCTCGGCAGCGAACCGCCGGGCGCGATTGAATGCGGCGAGACCCATTATTCCGCTCCCTTGAGCGCGGCAAGCAGCCCGTTGAACGCTGTCGCAACGTCCTCAGCGGTTGCCTCTGCCGGGTTGGCAATCGGGTTGATCGCATCGAGCGCAGACACGTCGATCTTGTCGACTATCTGGCCTTCCAGCGTGCCAACGTCGCTCTGAAGCTGGTTGTAATCGTTCTGGTCGGGCACGTTGACGTCAAGCCAATCGTAAAGCGCCCGGAGAGACCGGGGCAAACCGGTACGGGGAGCGGCCATTTCGGCCTCCTATGATCTGAAAGGGGAGGAAGGGGCGACCGAAGCCGCCCCTCGTGGATCAGGCCGCCGCGATGCGGTGCACGAACTGGACCATGCGCACGTTCTTATTTTCATAGACGCGCTGCCAGTTGGCCGAGTTCGCCGCCTCCGCGTTCGTCGGAGCCGCACCAGCCACCGAAGCCCCGAGCCACTTCACACCGCGGGGATGCAGCACGAAGTGACGGCGGTTGATGAGGATATCATCACCCTGGAGGCTGTCGCGGTCGGTCTCGGTCGGGACGGGAGCATTGCCCTCGCCCAGCCCGAACGCCCCCTGCCCGAACAGGTAGGAGGTATAGACCCCGTTCGACACCGGCATCCCGTCATCGACAATGACACGCTTGCCGAGATAGGTCGGGATCGTGGGGCGACCCTCGCTATCGGGCAGGAAGTCGATCAGGTTGTTCTTCACCAGAAGCGCAACCGTGGCCGAGTGCATCGCAAAGCCGGTCAGGCCGCCAGCGGCGTCACCGAGCTTATAGATCGCGTCAACCGTCGATTCCGCGCTGATGACCGCCGCCGCGCCGCTTCCGCCACTGATGTCGTGCTTATTGCCCGCCATGGAGGCAGCACCAAACACGCCGGTGAGCGAAGAAATGAGAAGCGCCTGCCAGCGGCGCGCCCAATAGGCGGCGACCAGATCACCGACTGCGGCCATGGGGTCATCGCCCGACAGCGCCTTGGCGAGGTCGTTGGCGCCCCACGCCTTACCGCGGACATGCAGCACAGCAACGTCCTGCGCGGCGGTGATGGCGTTGACCGAGAGCGGCGAGGTATCGGACAGAACCTCATCGTCACCGCTCAGGTCCTGCCAGAAGGGCATGGCGATGGTCGTGCCGCCCTTCTCACCCAGGATATTGAGCCCCGGCACGCTCTGGATGATGCCGGACTGGTAGAAAGCCGAAAGCGCCGCGGTGCGCTCGATCACATACGGATTGAACACCTCGGGCACGATGACGTTGGAAATACGAGTAGCAGCCATGATAATTCTCCTTGAACTGGCTGGTTTCGCTTTGAAATCAGCCGGTCATCGACACGGCTGCAGGAATTGAGGGCATCGCCCTCGGTGGGTGGCGCTAAGCGCCGATGCGCTGACTGATCTGGCTGTCGCTCAGACCGGCGGCGCGCATGAACTGGCGGGCCTTGTCGGGATCGGCGCGGACCAATTCGCCCTGACGGGTCAGGTTGTGGCTGTCGGAAGCCCACGGGTTCTTTTCGCCGGTGCCGCCTTTGCCTTTGCTGCCCGGCGCGTCCATCGGAGGCGCCTTGGCAACGTAGTCCTTGCCATCATCGGTCCCGGCCCAATCGGAGACAAAGCGCGAGAGCGAGGTCGGCCCCATGTCGGTTTCAACCACGGCGCGGAATTCGCCGTCGGCTTCCTCGATTTTGATGTTGCCGATGTCCTTGAGGTAGGAGATTAGCTTCGGCTTGTGCTTGGCATCGATGCTCGCTTCATCGAGAGCCTTGGAGAGCCCTTCATCGATCGCGGCGCGGCGCAACGAGCCTTCAAGGGCCGAAATGCGCTCGTCCTTCTTTGCGAGGTCGGCTTGATGCTTGCGCTCGAGTTGCTCGCGGACGCGCGTTACCTGCTCGTCGGTCTTGGGCGGCTCCTTGCCCTCGGCCTGCTGTTTCAGCGCCTCATAAGCCTCGGCATCGAACTCGTCGGGCAGGCCGTCCAGGCGGGCCCTGAGGCTTTCGACCTCGGCCTTGTATTGATCGCGCTTGCGGACGTTCTCCCGGTTGGCGGTCACGAGGCCGCGCACTTTGGGATGGTCGTCAATGCCTTCGAGATCGAGGACGAACTTATCGCCTTCCTCGACGTAAAAGGCGCGGTGTTCTTCGGGCAGATCGTCGATGCTGTCCAGAATGGTCTTTAGGCCCATCGGGCTTTCTCCTTGGGTTGCGCCCGGCTCGCGGGCATGAAAAAGCCCGCCACGGGATGCGTGGCGGGCGGACATCTATTTGCGTCAGTGATGCTGTCTCGACATTACATCAGTTCAATGAGCTAATGGATCGTTAACCTGAAAAGGAGGAAGAACATGGCGAAGACAACAGCTTGGCACTCTACTCGCCCGGATGCCAATAAAGTGCATCATGACGAAACAACATGCACCGAAGGTAATAATATCGAATCTCGATACCGCGCATCAGGCACCGGCGGGTATCCAAAATGCTCTCGATGTCGCGAAATTAGCGGCTAAATCTCATACAGGGGCTGGCGAAACGCTAGCCCCTAGCCAATGAGCACCGTGATCTTGCCGCGGCTAAAGCAGTACGCACAGCACCATTGCTTGGTGCCGCCGACCTTGCTGCCAGATGGTGAGCGTCGAGGCGCAACTGTCACTTCCATGACCATACTGGTCTCTACGCCCACGTCCTTGAGACATTGCCAGCACGTCACCTGTTCCGCCTGATCGAGCGCGGTCCTGCGCCCTGCCCTTGGCTTCCCTGCCGGGCGGTCGCCGTCAACGGTCGATAGGTGCGAGCGGTCGCGGAAATCGGTTTTCACGACCCCACTATGCCGCAAGTCCGGCGCGTGCGAAAGCCTCAGCCTCCATTGCCCTTAATTGCTCAAGCGTGAGTTGATCGCCCGCCCGATTGGTAAACCGCTCAATCGGCAGTTTACCGCGGCGGAACAATGCACCCCGCGTTGGCCCCAAAGCCTCGTCCTGTACACTGGCAGGCTGTTTGCGCAGCCATTCTCCATACGTCATCGAGGCTGGGACCTGCCCGTTCATACTCGCCCGCGTCGATGGTTCGAGTTCGTCGATATCAAAGCCAAGCTCGCGCCAGCTCTTGGTGCGCGGAATCCTGATGCACCGACATCCGATGTGAAAGGGCTCTTTCGGCCCCTCACCTACCGGGAAGCGCTTTCCATCGAGCGCCTGGCACTGTGGGCAAGTCCGCGTGTCGAGTGTGGCGACGATCATTTCCTCGGCTATGAGAGCAGAATTGGCCTCGTAAAGCTCAGTCCGCGCCACTGCCGTTGTGTGCGAAACCGCCGTCCTCACCATCGCCTCGGCACCGCGGCGCGAAATCGCCATGACGCCATCGGCGTAGTTCTGTGCGCGCGTGCCCCTGATGCGACGAACGATCTGGTCAACCGTGTCACCCTGCACCACACCTAACCTCACGGCGTCCCGCACGCGACGGGCAGCATTGGCATCGAGATCGGTCAGCCACTCCTTGAGCAAACGCCCCTGAAACGGGCGGGCTTGCACCGCGGCGTAGAGCAGTTCCGTGCTCGGCGTTACCACGTCGAACGCAACGGGCATCGCGCCGGTCAAAAGCCTGCGCTGAAACTCTGCCTCGTAAGCTGCAAGGTTGCGCAGCTCGTCCCGCAGTTCGCGCCCAACAATCACATGCGCGTCGTGATTGATCCGCCGGATCGCATCAAGCAGCCTTTCAAGCCGCCTGGAGGTGAACGATCCCTCCAGAACGTCGCCTCTGGCCAAAAGCCTCGCGACAATCTCGGCGTCGGCGCGGTCGAGGATCGGCAGGAGCTTGCGCAGAATGCCGGTCCCAAGACGATGCACGCCGACCATGTGCCTGACCTCGAGGTCGGCAACCATGTCGTTGACGGACACCATCGGTTATTCCGTCACAACCGGGAGGCCGGGCTCGTCCTCGGCAATTTCCTCCTGCTCCTGCTCGAAGGGCTTCCCTTCCTGCACCACACCGCCCCGCTGGAGGTTCCAGTGCAGGGTGCGCTTGCTAAATGCAGCGCTCTGCCACGCTGCAACAAGCGCTGTAACATCCTGCGCCGAAAGCTCGTTCTCGAAGAAATCCAAATTCGGCGCGACCTTCACCTTATCAGGGTTCGCCCCGATCCAGATGGCCGCGTTCTTCAATGCCCGCTCAAGACCAGCCGCCGAGGTCATCGCAATGCCCTTCAACGTGCTGTGCTGGCTGTCGAGCCTCACCCGTTTGGCCTCGCCCGATTCCGCGGCGTTCGACCGATTGGTGAGGATTTGAGCACCGAACATCACCGCGTCGGCTTTCGCGTCCTCGATGGCCTTTTGTTGGGCCGAAAGCCCGGCGCCGGTAAACTCAAGCATCCCGGCCTGTGCGCCATCGGGCAGCACCCACAACCGCGCCGCGCCGATGGTAGAAGGCGGCTGGCGCGTGGCGTCCTGTTCATCGAAATGGCCCGATACCCAAGGCGTCGGCTCACTCGTCATGTAGAGGCCGGACTGGTAGTTCGCGTCCATGCGATAGATGCGCAGCGAAATCTTGGCCAGACCGAACAGCGGCACGTCATCGGGCGAAGGCGTCAGATCGGACGTGTTCACAAAGACAAAGGGTAGAAAATCAAGAGGTTTTTGCTTGCGGTCCCGCGCCTCGACCGGGTCCTCGGGCTGAAGACCTGTACCCGTATCGCTCCACACGCGCGCCGCGTACCGTCCATCCCCAACGAAGCATTCCCGATACTGCTTTACTTCATCCCAGGCGCCGGTCTCCCGATTGCGAACCTGCCCGCTCTCGTCCAGCACCACATAATCAGCGACCTGATCCGTCTCGTCCCAGTTGATGATCGATTCCGCAATGTAACCGGCGAGATACGGCGAGCCATCCTGCGCAATGCCCGGCAGGATGCCGTAACGCCCGGTCAGCATCAGCTCGGTAGCGATCCTGCGATGGAGCGCCTCGAGCGTCAGGCCGTCGCGCGTTGCCCGCTCCCGCAGTGGCTCAAGGTCTTTCGGCAGTTCGATATTGGCCGACTTATCGAGGATCGTCCCGACCGCGCCGCGCGTCGTAAGCGCCACGAGATCAGGAAATTCAGCATATTCCTTGTAAAAGTCATAGGCCCGCGCCTTGACGGCAGGGTCGTCAATCGCCGCGGTGCCCGGCTTCATCGGCAGATAGGTGACGCCCTTGGCCTTGATGTCATCCTCGCCATCGAACGAATCCCGCAGGAGCGTCCACGCGGGCAGGAAGGCGTCATAGAGAGGGTGATGGGCCTCGATATCAAATCCGCTCATACAAAGCCCCTGAGTTCTCTTTGGCCCGAAATACCCGGCTTCCTAATCGGGAAGCGATAGGCAATGAAGTAGCCACCGGCATCGTTGATATGATCGAGGCCAGCCGACTTATCCGGCTCGCCGTTCTTGTCGTAGGACTGCTTTTCGAGCGCTTCCACGAACATCGGGCAGCGATCGAGGTTTACGCCCAGGCCGTCGCGGGCCAGTAACTGGTTCACCGCAAGCACCCTGTCTTTCACCGCCGGGTTCACCGGGTTCACGCAAACCTGAAACCGAGCCTGCTTGAGCAATGCGATATCACTCTCGCTGGCGCTGTTTGACTTCCGGTTCTTTCCCGAAGCGTCGGGGTAGACCATAATCGAATGGCCCTCATGCCGCGCCTTGAGCAAGGCGATCATCGCCGGGGTGTCGAGGACATCGGTATATTCCTGCACGGCGTGCGGTTTGCCGCCTCTCAGTACAAAGACTACCGCGGCCATTCTCTGGACGTTGAAGTCCATGCCAATGTGGAGCGTATCGCCGGCCTGTATTGCCTCGGTGCTGGCGTGTTTCCCCCGATCAAACTCGGGATAGACTGACCCACTGGTCAGATTGACGAATTCGCCGTCGAGATAGGCCGCCAGCAAATTCGCCGGGTAGCTGTCCCGCAATGACTGGATATAGCCGTCCGGCAGGTTCTTGGCGTTGCTCTCGGTCGTCGCCTTGATGATCCGATAGCCCGGCGCCGGGTTCTTCTGCCAGCGCTCATAGACGAAGCGAAACCCTTCCGGCGTTGTGGCGACCGCGACCGTGTTCAGCGAGCCATCCGGCTTCTTCTGCCGATTACGGCTGATGATCTTGTTCCAGACCTCACGCGCCTTCTCTGTTGGCAGAGTGTCCAACTCGTCTACGAGACTATCGGCCACCTCATAACCAATGATGCGCTCGGGTGTATCCATCGTCCGGAAGATCACCCTGCCCCAGCCTCCACCCGGGCCTATTACAACATCCGCATCTGTCTTGTTGATTTTGTGCTGGATGCCCAGCCCGTCGAGTAGTTCGGCAAACCGGGGAAATCCGATATTCCGCACCAGATCATAGGTCGGCAGGTAATAGGCGACGTTCTGAGCCGGATACTGGAGTTTGCGTGCAATGGCTCGATAAACCGCCGCGTGTGTCTTGCCGGCCCCGAACCCCGCCACCATTGCCGGAAACTGATCGGCGGCGGCTGCGAATTCGTGCTGAGGTCCTGATAGGCTAACCTTCATCCTTGACGAACTGGATCACCGGCGGGGCAAGCGGCGCTCCATCCTTTCCGGTCAGTTCGTGACGATCCACCATGAAGCCGAGCATCTTGGCCAGATCGACCAGCGCGCCCTTCTTGTCATGGAGCTTGAACTTCACCCGGCGAACATCGCGGGCGTTCTCGCCGCGCCCGTCCTTGAAGTCCTCAACCGTCACCTCGCCAAGAGCCGCGGCCTGATCGCGGGTCAGTTCGGAAAAGTCGAGGTAAGGATCGCCATCCGGCCCGGCGCGCATGTAATCCTGCATGTTCGAGAAACCGATCTTTGCCAGTTCCTCGACAATGCGTTCCTTGGTGACTTCGAGCTTTTGAGCAGCCTTCGCCTGCCCCGTTTCGACGGCAGCGCGGACCTTAACATTTCTCAACAGGCGCGATGCCTGTTGCTCTGCGGTCTTTGCACTGTACCCGGCGCGGATCGCTGCCTGGGTGGCGTTGAGGTCGATGAGATATTCGTCGACAAACCGCTGTTGCTTGGGCGTAAGGGTCATGCGAAAAGTATCCGCCAAACAAAATGGAGGGGGCAATGTCCGACGAGATCAAACTAGGCGATGTGGTTCAATTGAAGTCCGGCGGTCCGAAAATGACCGTCGCTAACATCGACAGATATGGATACGATTCCACCGAAAGTGCGCGGTGCGACTGGTTCGTTGCGAATAAGGAACCATGGAAGAAAGAGGACGGAATTTTCCCACTTCACTCCCTGAAGAAGGTAGAATAGGCGACTATGAAGGATACCGGCGGTCAGTTTGAAGATCGATCGCCGGTACCCTTGCCGCCACACACCGTACGGCCATCCGCGTTACGGTTTCATTGCCCCGCCGCCCCGGCTCGTCATGGAAGGCGCTATGAACAGGCTACTTCCGCATCACCTGGAAAGGACGGGCGGCGATGAAGGGGTTAGGCGAACAGAATGGCGAGCCAAACCGCCTTGCAGATGATGTGGAGCACCTGATCGAGCGCGAACGAAGTCCAGCCGCGCACCTTCAATTCATCGATGATCGTATGCGCGACCCACTCCGCCAGCCCAAGCCAGACGCTTCCTGTGACCAGCGCGACCCCGCCTCCATGGATGCCAGCGTGGGCAACGAGGTGATAGACGCGCAGCGGGCCCTTCTGTTTAGCTTGCGCAAGGAAGTCGCCTTGCAACGGATAGTCTGCCACCCAATGCACCGCGAGCAGCATCAGAGTGAGTGTCAATGCTGCCTCCATCACCTTCTCCTGCGATTGGTTGTGAGGCATTGAGACGGACGCGGCTCAAGGGTTCACGCAATCGAACGATATGCGCCCGTCTCAAGAAAAAGCCCGCTGGCGTAACCGGCGGGCCAAAAAGACTAGTCGATAGGTCTGCGGATTAGCGCTTACGCAACTCAGCCAATTTGTCCGCCTGCGAAGCAGGAGCGGCCAAACGGAGCGCTTTCAGACGCGCGGTGTTTTCTCTTGTCCGCTGAAGCTCGGCATCAACTTCGCTCATTGCGGCCTCTTCCCGGCGGGTGATAGCGGCAAAGCGAGTTTCGGCAACTGCACGTAAAGTGCTAGTCATATGCATCCTTGGGTGGCGGTAGGGCCGCGCCGAAACGCGACCCGCCTAATCAGCTTGCGAGCTGAAGGTTGATCGCCGACTCGCGACCATCGCGGCCAGTCTCGACGTCATACGAAACCTTGTCGTTCTCGTAGAGACCGTTCATGCCCGAGTTCTGCACTGCCGAGACGTGGACAAAATGGTCTTTGCCGCCGTTGTCAGGCGTAATGAAGCCAAAGCCTTTAGACGCGTTGAAGAATTTTACGGTGCCATTAATCATAGGATAGTCCTTTGAATTGCTCGAACGATAAACGCGAGCAGTTATCCGCTCTGCAACAGCGCAGGTCGGAACGTTCGCAATTATCGAGGGGTAACTAAGCAATCCGGACTGGCCGGTGATCAGAAAGCCAAAGACGGCTGAAAACGTGGATCCACCCTACGCCTTCTTTCCTTCAATGGCAATCAGGAAACAAGAAAGCCCCGCGCTTGGCAGGGCTTTGATCTGGACGCAATGCGTCACCTTCATTTGCTATGCTCGGTGATTTGCTCGAATCTGTCAAGCCGCGCGCCTGCCGGTGATGCGATAGTGGCGGGCAAGAGCGTTGAGCGCTTCCCGCAAGTCACCGACAAGGTGATGCAGTTCCTGTTCCCGCTCCACCAGAAGGTTCATGGCGGCATAGAGGTTGCTGCGAAGCCCGATAGCGTCCTGCGCTTCTCTCAGTGCCTTCTTGCTGGCCTCGAAGCGTTCTACTGCCTTCTGGGTGCGGGCAACGTCCTCGCCATGGGTGCGGCCAGGCGCGCGGGTCAAATCGATCGCCTGATCGCCCGGCGGGCAATCGATGGCAAACTGATAGGCGTGGCGCTCTTCCATCCATTGCTCGGCAGCGGCCAGTTGCGCCTTGCTGATTTCGCCACCGAGGCAAAGACGCCCGACAAATGAGCCCGCGCGCTGGTCCATGGCCTTCTTGGGATCGATGCCGTGCTTGGTGACACGCGCTTCGAGATTGTTCATCAGGGTTTCCTTTTCCGCCGCTTCGTATTTTTTGCCCTCAAGGGCCCGCATAATGGCCTTCTGCTCTTGCTCGCGCGACAGGATGCCGGTCTTGGTGCGCTTGCCCTGCTTACGGTTATGTGCCGGCCTTCCGCGTCTTGCCATGTCTATTCGCCCTTGTTGGGAGGTTGGGGGAGGCCAGGGTCGGCACGAAGCTTTCTCAGCACCGAATAGGCGCGGAACAGGTCGTCGTCGTCGAATACCGAGTAATTGATTGTGACGTCGCCATTGTCATTGAACACGGCGGACGAGAACGGTTGCAGCGCCCGTTCCATGTCATCTATGGTCTTGTTCATCCGCTCTATGAGGTCGGCGGCTTGATCCATCAGCGCCGTGTCCTCGCCCCACCTGATCTTTTCGCCCATGTTGATCATGTTCGAGACGTGGCGCAGCCGCTGCACCAGTTCCTTGCTCACCCTGCTTTCCCTTCCTGCTTTATTGCCTTGCACACCGGCTTGCGCTCTTGAACGTCCCAGCCGCACCACCACCGGCCCGCATATCGCTTGTCACCAGATGAAAGCGCCCGGCGCAGATCAACGTCCTCACCGAAGTCAGCGCGTGCACCGCACCCTTCGCAGGTGGTGACGATGACACGATGGCCGGGGCTGCTTTCGACGGACTGGACGGGCATGTCATGCGAACTTCTTTTCCTGTTCGGCTCGATACTCTTGGATTTTCGCCAGCATCCTTTCCATATGGTCGATGACTTCCCGCAGTTCGTCGTCAAAAATCTCGGTGGAATGGTCCCGGCTATCGACCGCGTGCGCCAACTTCTCTTTGAGCCCGGCGATCACATCATCGGTAAAGCGCTCGCACCTCATCAGCGCCACTCCGGCGCGAACGGGATATTATCGTCCATGCCGCCGTCGCCCCCGCCAGGCGCCGGTTGTGGGCGCGATTGCTGGCGCTGATTGTCCTGTCGGGGCGGCATAAGCAGGAACGATAGTTCTGGCTGCCCGTCGCGCCCCAAGCGTGGGGCAGGCGTTGCTTCAAGCCGGATTTGCCAGCCGCCGCTTCTCGTGGCGAAAGCAACGCCGATCTTTGTGAAGGCGGTTTTCTTCTCGCCATTCACCTCGTATTCCCGCGCCATCACGGCGTCCATGCGGTCAGTCATGCTGACATCCTTTCGTGTTGGGAAAATTCAAGATATCGGCGCGACCCAAGAGGATCGTGCGATGAGCGGTAGCGGTAGCTTTCTTGATCGAACCAAAGGCCGACCTTGCCCTCGAAGTCGCCGTTTCGCTGCTTGGCAACGTTCATGATGACGCCGGGGCGCTCGTCGTAGATGCGGCGCTTTTCCGCATCGCTTTCGGCCTTCTGCACCGCGTCCTCGATGCTTCTGTCGCGGTAGACGGTGACGATATTGAAGGCGTTGGCGCCGATTTCCATTGCGCCTTTGATGTCCTCGGTTTCCGGGGCGGCGGTTGTCTTGTCGCCCTTGCGCGCATGGGCCACCAGATGCATGTGGACATTGTTCTTGATCGTCCAGTCCACCAGCTTGAACACAGCCTTTTCCTGCCCGTTGTAATCGTCGGAGGCGATGCCCAGCCGCATCAGGCTATCGATGACGAACTGGTCGCAGCCGTATTTGGCGCGGGCATAGTCGAACACCTCAAGAAGCGGCTCGACACCGGCCTTCCCCACGCGCTCGTAAAGCAAAATCCCATGATCGAGATATTCGAGGGTAGAGCGGATATAGGGTTCCGAGGGTCGATCTATGCCACCGGCCTGCTTCACCATACGCTTGAGAGTCTGACTGGCCTTCATCTCAAGGCTCGAAACGCAGATGCGGCTGCCCTGGCGAACCCAGTCAACCGAACAGTCCGAAAGAATCTGGCTCTTGCCCGCCCCGCTAGCGCCGCTCCAAAGTGTTACCTCTCCGGGGCGGAATGTCAGTTTGTCGCCCAGCTTGCGGTATGGCGTCGTGTATCCAACATGCGCACCCGGCTCGGGCCAGAACAGGTTTACCACCTCGTCGTGGTAATCCATCGCCCGGCGCAGCCCTTCGGGGTCAAGGGATTTGGCGTTGCGCAGGCAATCCATCATCTGGATCGCGCTAATGCCTTCCATCAAACACTCGTTGGCGTCCTTGTGAGGAAGCTCAACGCGAAGGCAGCGGTGCCGTCCAAGGCGGGCAATGATTTCCTGCGCGGCTTCCTCGCCCGGACCATCCATGTCCATCGAGACGTAGATGCGCTCGAACCGATCAAGACGGTCGTATTCGTTCTCGATCCACTTCTGTTTGGCACCCTTCCCCCCGCCATAGGGCACCGAAAGCGCCGGGACGCCGTAAGCGTACCAGCTCATTGCGTCGATCTCACCCTCGGTGAGAACGACCATCCGGCTTTCGTCAGGGATTGCCTGCCATCCAAACAGGACTGGCTCACAATTGGCGGCTGTCGGGCGCGGCGCTGCGCCGTCCTCGGCCTTCCGGGCCTTGGCCATCGCCAGTTCACCATCGGGCAGGATGAACGGGAAAATGATCGTGTCGCCGTCCTCGCCTACCCGGTAGGTATCCAGCACGGCATCAGGCAAATTCCGGTCCTCGGTGAGATAGTCGCGGACGCGGCCCTTGGGCTTGCCACAAACCGGCCTCGGCGGGCGCGTGTAGCTTGGCCGTGGGTCGCGGGCAGGCTGGGGTCGCTGGACACCGAGATAGGCCCGGATTTGCTCAAGGGCATCGGGCAGCGATACGCTTTTGGCAGCGCACCAAAGATCGATCAGGTCGCCGCGCTCGCCGGTGGCAAAGTCCGCCCAGATACCGGCCTTTTCGCCCGACAGGTGGACGCCAAGGCTTTCGCCCTTCTCGCCCGCCACAGAACCGGCACGCCACTCGTTGCCCAGCTTTGCCCCGCCCGGCAAAAGGTGTTCGGCGACCGCCTGGGCTTTGGCCGCCAGCATCCGCTTGAGTTCGGTTATCTCGGCCATCAGATGTCCACCCCGGCCCAAGTGGGGCTGTTCCGCCAATCGTCATCAGGGACGGGTTTGGCAGGATGGTGCGCTGGCTGATCGCCCCACCGATCCTGATTGAGCCACGTCGAGGGGTTGCACCACGGCCTGTCGTCGGTTTTCCCGGCATAGGCCCGCAACCCGGCCATGATGATCTCGAAGTCCGCTCGCTTCCTCGCCCTTCGCCACGCCTTCATGGCATCGCGTTTCCCCACCTTGTGCGGATAGGCCAGCCAGAACTCCTCGAACTTCCGATCAGCGGGGGAAGGACCGCGCGCATCGCGCGTTTCTTCTTCCCCTTCCTCTTCCATCTTCCCTCCTCCATCCTCCATCTGCGGCGCGATTTCGGAAGCGTTGGGGAAATGTTTCGGAATAGGTTCGGAAGGCACTACCTCTAAGCCCACGTAGATTCGGATTTCGTCGGGCATGGGGTGTATGTCGTTGGGGGATTTGGGGCGCTGGAACTTCCTGAAATTCCGAATGGCCCCGTACCTACGCCCGCCAACTTCGTAAGCGCAGATAGCGCCAATGCCCTCTAATTCGGAAAGAAGGTCATCAACCGACACGTTGTCGGCAGGAAATATCCGCATCTTGATGGTGAGCGGCTTCCACTCGAACGCCCCCTTGTCATCAGCCTCGACGCCCAGTCCGATGAACAAAAGGCGGGCCATGCCGGAGACTTGCACAAGGTCTTCATCGGTGAAGAAACCCGGATGGATTGATCGAATCCTGCTCATACTTCCTCTCCGTTTGCGCGCTTAATCTTTCTCCAGCAAATGCCGCAGAAGTAGGTGAAGCAGGGGTTTGGGCTGTGCTTCTTGTCTGCGGCGATCTCCATCGCTTCCAAGACGTCATAGAAGCTCAGGCGCTCAAGAAACATTCGGATACTGGATAGGCGCGAGCGAAGGATGCTGTCCTCGTTGAACCGCTCCATGAATATGTCGGCCACGGCCCAAAGCTCTTCGTCTTTGCGAGCCCGGCGCTGTTCCAGAACCTCGTAGTATGCTCGTATCTGGGCCTCACGCTCTTGCACGAGAGCCGCTTTCTCCTCAAGGGACTGCGGGACGGTCGTAAGAGGCTCCGCCCCCTTCCCTCGGTTGCAGGCGAAACAGGCGGTTACAAGATTATCTATGTCATTGGTTCCCCCCGCCGCGACTGGATGAACGTGGTCTACTTCGAGCAATACGCTCTCGCTTGGCGTGGCGCCGCAATAGACACACTGAAACTGGTCGCGCTTGAACACATCAAAGCGCAATTTCTTCCCGACAGTCTGCCTCATAGCTTCACCTCACCTTTCACAAGCGCCAACAGCTCGTCGTACGCCCGGACGGCGGCGCGGAAATTCTCAATGGTTGGATAGCCGGTCGCCACGGCATAGGCTTCTCGCGCATCCTCGAAGGCCGCTTCCTCGGCACTAGCTTTTGCGGCGCCACACAAGCGCGTAGCGTCGGGCAACTGGTCGAGCATTTCCATTGGCTGAACCTTCATCTAAGCGCCCCCTGCAATGCTTCGCCCAGGCTCTTGAACGTGCCCGCACCTTTGAGGGCCTTGGGGTTCTGTTGAAAAACGATGGCGGCGTGATCCGCACACCAGCTCTTGCCGGGCACGGTATCCTCGTTGCACCAGCTATGTGGATGCTGTCCGATAGCGTATTTGCATCCTGTCGCATCGATGATGCTGGCAACAGGGTTGGAACCAGGAAGCGGATCGCTGTAATTGTCTCGCGGTATGTGACGCGGTTCGACAGGCGGCGCGGTGAATTTGACTACGGGGGCGCGTCCGGGCTTATTGCGCTTGCGCACCGGCACGTTGGATCGCGGGGCGAGCTTGGGTGACAGGCGATCTGCGCGGCGCTCAATGGATTTGCGGACAGGCGTCCGGCGACCGCTCAAGCCGATACGATGCACCTTGCCAAGAACAGCGTTGCGGGTGCAACCCAGCCTTTGCCCGATCTCGGTTGCGGACAATCCCTCAAGCCATAGCTCGCGAAGGGTTGAAACGCGGTCCTTGGTCCATGAGTGTTTTTCCACCCGTGTCCTCATCGCCCTGCCCTTTCCTTGCTCTTGCCGATTGGCGTCCCAAGGCGCGCCAGCTTCTTGTCGCGAGTGCGCCTGCCGGGCTTCACGGCCTTTGCCCTTTCGTTTGCGGGGCGGCCGTTGGATTTGATGCGGATGGGCTTCATGCGGCGGCCCTCGAGGAAAGGTTCGCGAAACATTCCTGGGCTACTCTCACCTCAGAATTTGGGGGAGAGACATGAGTTGGGGCTTTGAAAAGGGGCGCGTCTACAACCGTCGCCAGGACATTCATGAAAGATTTGGCGGCGAGGGCAGCCGGCAAAGCGGCATCATCACTTTCGCCAGCCATCCACTTGTGATCGCCGTTTCCGGAGAAACGGGCAGCACGCACGGCTACGCTGATCGATGGAGACCGGACGGCGCGTTTGAGTATTTTGGTGCCGGCCAGATTGGTGACATGGAGATGAAGCGCGGCAATGCCGCGATAGCAAATCACTCCGCAGACGGGAAAAGCCTTCTGCTGTTCATCGACCTCGGCAAAGGCAAAGGACTTCGCTTCCACGGGGAAATGGTCTGCGAAGCTTATCACATCGAACGCGCGCCCGATCGGAACGGAGACGAACGAAATGCCATCGTTTTTGAGTTGCGCGACCTGGATTCGGTAGTTGAAGAGGTTGAGAACACAACTCCCGTTGCTGCTTCTCTCAACGTTTTGCGAGCACGTGCGCTCGCCGATGCCAAACTCGTCACCACTGTCCAAGGCGCGATCGTTAGAAATGTGTACGAGCGCAGCCGCGGCGTTCGCGACTATGTCTTGGCGCGCGCGGCCGGGCATTGCGAAGGATGCGGTACACCGGCTCCGTTCAAACGCAAGGATGGCTCCCCTTACTTGGAGCCCCATCATCTTCACCGCGTAAGCGACGGCGGCCCCGATCACCCGGCTCATGTGATCAGTCTTTGCCCGAACTGCCATCGACGCGTCCACGCGGGGCACGACGGAGCCGCATACAATAACGACCTGATCCGAAAGATGGCCGAAATCGACGTCGCTTAGCATCACGTCTTCCCCTTCTGGACGCGGGCGCGGTAGCCTTTGGCCTGCTGTTGCTGGGTCAAAAGGGCGAGCGTTTTGATCTGCCGCCTGATGCGCACTCGCTCGGTCGGGCCCTTGCCCTTGAGTAAGGCGGGGTCGACGTTGCGGACCTGATCAATGAGAAGCGCCGTCATGCTGCCCTCCCCGGCCCGTTATCAGGCCAGCCAAAGAACAGGCGGGCAGCACGGCGACCGGACGGGGTGAACACGTCCAGATCGATGGTGACGCGCGGGGCAGACTTCCGGCGCGTGCGCTCGATGAATGAAAGAAGCGTTCTCATTGCCCGGCCTTCCGGCGAAGCTGAGCCTCATAGCCCTGATATTCGGTAGCCTTGATTGCATCGAGTTCGAGCAGGTCGCCGCGCCGGGATTCGAGCGAGGCAATGCCCTCCGAATACCCCGCGTTCTCGGCCATGAGGGCCTTGATGCGCTTTTCGTTTGCCGCCACCTTGTCGCGCAGGGCCAGCATGTCGGCATTGACGGTTTCGAGCTCGTCGGCAATCGCGGCGCGCTGTTCTTCGCACGTCGCCTGGAAGATAGCCGCATCGACAACCGGGCGGTTTGGGATGCGGGCCGCCACGTCCTCTGCGGCATCGACGGGTTTGAATTTCAATGGTGCGTTCATGTGTCAGTCCTCCTTTGAAAGCGGCAGGCTGGACATCGCTTCGGCGTCATCCATCAGCCGCTTGGTTTCATTGATCCAGTGACGCGCGATGCGATCCCTCAACGCGCTCGGTAAGAAGCGCCTCAAGGCGAGCAACACGGTCCTGTAGGGCTTGGAATTCATGGATATTGGCCTCTTGAAGTGGAGTGAGTTTCAGTCCTTCAAGAGCAGCCATTTCGTCTGCTCGAACGCGGACACCCTGTTCGTTGTTGTAAAGCGAGCGCACACGCCGGAACCCCCAGCGCAGCGTTCCCGCGAGGCGACTGATGCGCCCCTTGTGATTGAGCGTCGGCCACCGGTCGGCGGCGTACTCACGCAATATGTTGTGTGCCGCAACGGTCATGTCGTCCCCGCTCCGGCTGGCTGACTTTTCCAATTTTCTGGCCTCGCTTGCAGATAGATTTTCACCCACTGCGTGAGGACAGAGAGAAGGGATTTGGGATGACCACTGACGCGAAACAGCTTGGCCAATGCTTGCCGGCAGACCTGCTGTTGCGCATGGAAAAGGAATTGATGGGCCAGCCCTGTTCGGCGGGAGGAGTTAACCGCAGGGCTGGCCCTATTCACGCGGGGGAGGAGGAAACCGCGCGAAATGTGATCGATATGATGGAGTGGAAGCGCCGTCATGCCGCCCGCTCCTCGCAGAAGATGCCGCACTCTACGTCCATTGATTTCAGAGGACGGCCTTGAGCCGTTGCGGGCAGCTCATGGAGAAAAATGCGCTTGCCGCGCCAGCGGACAAGGCGCACGCCAAGACGGCGGGATTGCACAGCACGGGCCGCGAACACTTCGGGTCGGGTGCGCCGCACCAGATTCCAATAGGTGGGACTGGTGGCCTTCACGCATCCGATGCAATTGGCGTTTGGATATCCCTCCGCATAGACGCGCGGCGGAAGTATGCCAGCGCTCAGCAGCCGATCCATGCAGTCCTGTTTCGACAGATTGGCGTCGATCAGAACCGGGAGGACATTGGCGCGCTCAGTGAGAACGAACCGCTCGAACCGCTTGCGCTCGTCTGCCGTGAAGCCGAGGACGTGCCAGTCGACAGGATGCTGGCGCTCATAGTCCTGCCGAGCCTCTTTCTTGAGGTGGACGGTGCAAGGTGCGCCATGCGGAAAAACCATCGCTCCGCGCTGGTCCCAGACGTCAACAGCGGAGGCGGAGGGATATTTCGGGTTCCGCCATTCGGTGAGGGGCTGGTCGAGCCACGCGGCAACGTCCCGCCCGAAACGATGATTGTCCTCGTCTTCTTCCGCCACCGGGTTGTTGACAGCGAGCACAATGCAGCGCCTGCCGTACTGCCGGAGCGTTTCCTGCCATGCTATTGCGCTGGCAGCCCCGTGGGAGAACCAGACGACGATAGTGTCACCATCGCGCGGCGCCATGTCACCAGCCCTCCCCGAGAAGCAGGACGAAGGCGGCAAACACTGCCAATGTCAGCCAGCCCCAAGGCCAGCCAGCGTGAAGGAAGCGGAACAGAAGCTGATTCATGCCATCGCCTCCGATGATAGATACCGCGCTCATGGCTCAATCGCCTCCCTTGCGGATGGCGGCGAGAATGTCGGCAACGCCCCAGCACAAGAATGCGGCGACCATCGCCCCGGCGATCTGCGCGTCCGTCTGGCGGTCGGTGAACATCGGCACTACGATCGCTGCGCCGAAGCAAAGGATAGCAAGGGCTCGCCAGCCCATTTCTTTCAACGCGCTCATGACGCCATAGCCCTCCCCTTCTTGGGGGCGGGGGTGGGGGAGCGTTGAGACCCCGGCTCATGGCGCCGAAGGAAGTCCTCGAACGTCAGTTCCGTACCCTGATCCGCTGCCTTCTGGATTATCTCGTCCCAATGATCGGTTGGGATACGCTCACGATCTTTCCAGCCCTGCACGGTGGTTACCGGCTTGCCCAGAGCGCGAGCGGTTGCGCTCAGCCCTCCAAAGAGATCGATCACGTATTCAGCAGAAGAAATCATGGGGCTTTGGCCCTGTTCATCGTTATCCACAAAATCACTGTACGTTTTTTGCGTACGATTTGTCAACGTGGAAAACGTATACGCGAAATGCGTTGATGCGCCATGGACACTTCGCCAGAATCAATTACTCGATATGTCAGGGACTTGCGGGAGCGGGCGGGACTGAGCATGGCCGCGATGGCCAAGGCGCTCGGATACAAGGCTGCCTCCAGTTACCAGCGGTACGAAGACGCCAATACCTACAAGGGCGGCCATCTCAAACGCGACCTTGTGGCGAAGATGGATCGCGCCCTGGCTGGCAAGGGCAATCCGCCAATTACCTCACACGAAATCTGGGAACTGGCCGGGCCTGAATTTGCCGAAGTCCGAGAATTGACCTACGAGCCAATCGACCCCGAAACCGGCGACGATGTGTGGGATGCCGACGCTTCGGGCTACACACGCGATCACTGGCGCCCCAAAACGCCCGGCGCAATTCCAGAACTCGATATTGCGGCTGGCGCGGGCGAAGGCGCGGTCGGTGAAGTGATCGTTCTACCCCTCGGCGGCGGGACAGTCTCCGCCCATGCCGTGGTCGAGGAATGGCCCCTGCCCCAGTCTTGGCTTCGTGAAGCGGTCGAGAGCCCCAAGGATACGCTGGTCGTCCCGATCATCGGGGATTCGATGGTGCCCAATTACATGCCGGGCGACCGCGTGATCGTGGATCTATCCCAAGACACGCTCCGGGCCGATGGCGTCTATCTCATCAGCTACGACATGGGCCCACCTCAGATAAAGCGGCTCCAGCGCATTCCGCTTACGGTCCCGCCCAAGGTTGCCGTCAAGAGCGACAACGAGAGTTACGACACGTTTGAGGTCGATCTGGACTTGCTCCGCATTCACGGTCGCGTCTGCGCATATGTGGGGCGGCGATGAAGCGCCTGGCAATCATCGCGGCAGCTTCACTTATCGCCACACCGGCCCTTGCCGCACTGGCCTCACCCTATCAGCGCGCAGCTGAGCTCAATGCAGTCATCGAAGCCGCCCGGCCCGCCTTTGGCGTCCGCGCAATCGAGCAGATCACCTTCGTGCATGTCGATGCGTACGAGGTTCGCTCGGCGCGGTGCTCGTTGATTGTGGAGATCGTGGATTTGGCGCAGGAGGGTGAGCCGATTACGATCGGGCGGCGGGAGTTCGAGGCGGTTGCGGGCGAACTGGAGTGCGAGGAATAGCCGTGAAGCGGGAGAGGTGAATGGACGAGGACGACTATCCCACTCTGTCGGAAGCGACGGCCGCATCTGACCTGGTGAACGGCGCCGTCATGGCCGCGCTGATGCAGGCGTTCATCAACAAAGGCATCTTCACGCCGGACGAGGTGGGCGAAATCTATGAGATGGCGCTTACCTTCATTGAGGAACAGCAAGGCTCAAGCGAGGGTGACAGTCCGATCTTCGATATGGCGCGGGACTTGATCGAGAGGCAATTGAAATAAGGGTGGAGCGGCAGGAGGGGGAGATGCCGGAGATAGCGTACTCGACGAGAGAGGCCCTCATTGACCTAAAGCGAATTAACATATATGTTTAGCTTCGCTGATGTTCAGGATTGTATTGATTATGGTCGGCTACTCGATTTCACTAGGCTGGCGGAAGGCCTGGAGCTTTTCGACCGCGATCAGGTGCCGAAGAGGTTCCTCCATATTTCCGTCGAGTGTTGGGACGAGGTGGAGGCCTGGTCGGAAGATTTGCACTCGGGCGCCATAGCCGAGCTGCTTAATTTTCTTCTCGGCGAAACCATGTCATGGGGGGACATGAGGGATGGCAACCACCTTAAGCCACTTAATCCGCAGACACGATGGGTCGAATTCAAGAATAGAACGTCCCCGCAAACTCGATTGTATGGCGGCTTCGTGGACATTGACCACTTTATCGTCATGCACGCATGCTTTCGCAACGATCAACCAGACTTAGACGTTTTTCTTGGTGAGCGATGGATAACGCTGTGGGGCCAGAACCTAGAACGCCTGCCCATTGAGGATCCATCGAGCGTCCTTACCAACTATATGACTGTGAGGTAGCACATGCTTGATCCAATTAATCAGAAGAAACTAGCCATTCTAAAGCGAAAGGCCCGCCTTGATGTCGTGGACGCGCTGCTCAAGGAGTATACGGCTGCCAGCGAAAAGTACGGAATGACACGCAAGCAGTTCGCCGAGCGCATTGGCATGAAGCCCTCACAGTTCTCCCGAATTCTGAGCGGCGCTCAGAACATCACGGTGGAGATGGCCGAGGTCATCGCGCGGTCTATGGATGCTCGGTTGTCGACCTCGATCGTCCCCCTAGAAGATATAAACCACGCTGATAGCAATAGGCTGGCACGGACGTCTTCCGGCCACAATTCATTTACGGCGTCCGGCGGAGAGAGGTCCGAAAAGAGGTCACCGCTGAACTACTCAGTGGAGTTCCATCTGTGACTTTACCCGTAAAACCGCTGAGGTGCCTAGTGTGCGACTATGCGGCAACGCAGGTAGATGGGAAATATACGTTTAGCGGCGTTTATTCGGATGACATTCAATTTGCGGGAAATGGACCGCTATCAGCTCTCACGGTTTACCTCTGCATTTTCGCTCAACCCTTAGTGCAAGCGGGAAAGTTAAGTATTGGATTTCGCACACCAGAAAAAATGAGCATTCAAAATGTTGAATTCTCATCCGATTCAAACGTAATTCCTACCGATCGCGATCGCATTGTCTTTATCACGCCAATCACTTTGAAAAGCCCGAAGCTTGGAAAACATGAAATTCTGCTAGGACCGCAAGACGGCGAACCAATTTCCATTCATGAGTTTTATCTATCAAAGATTGGACTTAACGAAACACTTCCAAACGATTGACCCCAGCCCCGCTCCAGCGGGGCTTTCTTTTGCCCTACATGAGTTGTAGCGCTTGAGCTCGCCAGTAGGGCCGACCCCGCTCCGTGGGGGACGGGCAGGATCGGCCCTTAGCCATCAGCGGGGAGGTCCGCCGCAACAGGCAACCATAGGCTTGTGAAGAAATGCGGCAGTCATGGGGCAATCAATGCAGCCCTGGCGTCAGCTCAAACTCCTTGAGCACTTCCTTGATGGCAGGGATAACCCAGGGCTCCAGCGGCTTGCACATATAGACCCGCTCTTTCCCGTCCCCTTTGTCCGCAAGCGTGCCGGTGACCGGGTAGACTGAAAACCCCTCATCATCCGCCAGCGGGCCAAATGCCTCGATGGCGAAATGGTAATCCGGGAACGAGCGCGCCAGCCGGCCCCTGATCCTGTCTTGTGCGTACTCGACCGCCTTCCCCATTGAGGCGGGCGCGACAATCACGAACGTCGATACCTCTTCCATCCCAATGTTCTCCTTTCGTTCTAATTGAAAGCAGAACGCAGGCGGGGAGTCGAGTCCCAGCCGTCAAATTATTTTACGTTTTATGCGTACGTTTTTGCTTGCAATGTACGTTTTATGCGTATACGTTTACCCCATCACCGAGGCACGACGCACACCCGCCGATCTGCCTCACACCAAGAGCGGGAAGCTCAAAGGAGATGGCAGTGATCTACCGCATCTACGTAAGCAACGGATACGACTTCGAGTGGACGCCCCACACAGTCGAGGCCCGCAGCGTATTCGAGGCGCGGAAGATTTGGGCCGGTAAAGGCGCCCCTTCAGAAACTTTGAAGTTCCGCGTCAGCCTAGAGCGCGAAGCCGCCTAACCCCTCAACCCAACGGGAGGCCGGATCATGGCTTTCACAGTCGATAAAGACGGACACGTCACCCACGAGCTTTCCAGCGTCTATGGGATGCTTGTGGTGGAGTTCGATGGGCAGGCGCAGTTCTGCACCAACAGCTTCGATGACCTGTTCGAGAACCTTGAAGGCATCCCCTACGCCAATTGCGGCAAGGTGAGGATCGTTCTGGTTTCGAGCGAGGACTGGTCGCGAGACGATGTGACTGACTTCGTCTGGGGCGAAATGGTCGAGCACTACGCTGGCGACTGCGCCCATGAAGCGCTCGATGACTGGGACGAGCATGTCGGCCACAAGATCGGCTTTTGCCGCTGGGGTTATGGCGAGTTCGACCCGCTTCAAGAGAGCCTGCGGCGTATGAGCGATGCCGAGAAGCGCGCCCGGTTCATCAGCGTTCCGCGCCCGGCATACGTCGATCCTGTTTATGACGAGCCGATGTGCTCGATTGCAGCCGAGTAACCGCCATGACCGCACAGAAGCATACTCCGGGGCCTTGGGTGGTTTCACCATTAAGCGAAATGATCTTCAGCGCATACATGGGCGATCACCAGAGACCTATCGGCTTCATCTACGGCCCAGCATTTGCCGAAAGGTCAGAAGTTGGCCGTACCGCCATAGCAAATGCAGTTCTCTGCGCCGCCGCCCCTAACATGCTGGAAGCGCTCTACGAGGCCGAGGAATATTTCGACAACCGAGCCGACGCTGACCATGACGGAACCGGCTTTGTCCCGAACGAGGAAATGAAGCTGTTGACGGTTGTTCGCGCCGCCATTGCCAAGGCGACCGGCCAATGACCTCGATCATCCACACCACCAAATGGACGTGTGATCGGGATGGCAACTGGCGTCGAGTGCCAGCGATCCTTGCCAAATTCGGCAGCGGATATGTCGAGGCCATTCCCGCCGCCCCTACCCCATCAGACCCTGAAATGAGGCCCGTCAACATCGACCGGCTGATCGAAGCAACGCGGGCAAAGAGCCTGCTCAAGGAGGACAGCCCCGATGCTTAGCGACACCGACCGCCTTTTCCTCTCCGAACTCATTCGCGGCCTGCCGACTGCATTGTGGGTTGGAGGGGTATCCTTTTGCCTTGGGTTTCAACTCCGGTTCGAGTGCTGGCCGTGGGAGGCACTGTGATGGACGCCCGCCGCTTCCGCAACATGTTCGCCATTCTTCACAACCTCGACCTTTGGGTTCTTGAAGAAGCTGGCGTTATCACCCCTGGCGCGAACGGAGGTTCGGACTGGACGCGCTTCAATCGCGACCTGACCACCTTCGTTCTCAAGCTCCCCGATGATCGCCTCGAAAAGCTCTTTGCGCTTGTCGAGAGCCGTCAGCCAAACCCCCAATCAATCGAAAGGGCACTCTAATGAGCGCAGTCCCGACTTACGACTATTGGCAGAACGCCTTGCAGGGCAATTTCGGCCCTGTCCATGACGGCGATGCGCAACCGGGATTTTACCGCCGCCGCTTGGTGCGGGGCGGACCATTCGTCCCGGTCGCGATCTGGCACGATGGCGACAAGATGGTGGCGCTGGTCGACGGCAAGCCCGCTGATCCAATCGACATCTGGACATGGGTTTGCCAAGCCCCGATCACCGAGCAGGCTTACCACAGGGCGATGGGTGGCGGCGGCTGGGCTGACGAGCCGCGCGCACCGGACGCGCCAGCATCCGGCAACATGCCTTCCGATCCGCACGAGGCCCTGACCGTTGAGTGGCAAGGCGAGAAGGAAGTGGGCGATGAAATCCTGTCCAAGCCCATCACAACGCAGGAGCAGGCGAACCAGGCCGCAGTCTACGCCAAGCGCGTTGCCGGTGTCGCCAAGAAAGCCGCTGACCACCACAAGGTGGAAAAGCAGCCGCACCTCGATGCTGGCCGTTCCGTCGATGACAAATGGCGCGACCTCAAGGAAGAGCCTGTCGACATGGGCAAGCGCGTGAAGCGTCACATGGACGCGTTTCTGATCGAGCAGCAGCGTATCGAGCGCGAACGGCAGGAAGCGGCGCGGCGCGAGGAAGAGCGATTGCGCCGGGAGGCGGAGGAAGCCGCACGTCAAGCCTCGCAGGCCGATGATGAGGCGGCAAAGGCCGAAGCCGAACGCTTGCAGCGCGAGGCTGATGCCAAGGCCAAGGAAGCCGAGGCCCGCAACGCCGCCGCCGGTCGTACCGGCGCAAAGGTTGCTTTGCGGACCTTCGTTTCGGCTGAAATCACCGATTACGACGCTTTGCTGTTGGCCCTCAAGGATCGGGCCGAAATCAAGGAAGTCGTCGTTTCTCTCGCTAACCGCGCCGCACGTTCGGGTGTCGATCTGCCCGGCATGAAGCGAATTGAAGAGCAGAGGGCAGCATGAGCAACGTCGCACCTATTCACCAGCAATCCGGCAACCTCCCCACGCTGCGCGGCGGCGGGCAGGTGACAGCGATCATCCCGCAGTCACTCGATGAAGTATTCCGGGTTGCCGGTGGCGTCCTGAAATCCGGCCTCGCGCCATACGCGCTAGTCGGCAAGAAATCCGACGAGGAAGCCAAGAGCGCCATTGCAATCGTCATCATGTCCGGTGCCGAGCTTGGCTTAAAGCCAATGGCTGCGCTTCGCAGCTTCACCGTCATCAACGGCAAGCCCGCGCTATACGGCGATGGTCTGATCAATGTCGTGCGGCAGTCTGGCCGGGTCGCGTATCTGCGCACCGGATGCGAGGAGCGCAACGGACAGCTTGTCGGGTACTGCGAGGCCAAGCGCTCCGACACGGGCGAGGAAAGCCGGGTCGAGTTCTCGCAGGACGACGCGGTGCGCGCCGGGCTTTGGCAGGATGAGCCATTCATTCGCAAGCAGGTTTGGGAGAACCGCCAACAGGTTTGGAAGGATAACGTCCCGAACGATAGCCCTTGGTTCAAGTACCCCAAGCGGATGCTGGCATGGCGTGCGGCTGGGTACTGCCTGCGCGAGTTGTTCGGTGACGTGCTGGGCGGCATCCGCGACGAGTTTGAGGCTCGCGAGATTGTTGATGCCGAGTTCGAGGAAGTGCAAAGCGCGCCGGTGCCGCCCTCGCCCCCTTCCCCGCCGTCGCCACCAGCGCCCAGCGATGCGCCGCGACCCGACGAACCCGCCGAGGCCGTGACCGGCGTTCATTTCGATCTCGAATCCTTCTTGGGCGAGCTTGAGGAAGTGCTGGCGGGCGCGGACAGCGAGGACATCGTGATCGAGGTTTGGGACAGCTTCGATGTTGAAGCGACCCTGACCGATGACGAGGACGCTTTGCAGCGCGCCTTCGACCTTCGGAACGCACGGCTCAAGGCAATCGGAGCCGCCTAATTCACCACGCCAAGGGACCGGGTACCCAACGGTTTAAAGCGCCGAACAAGCCGCCCGGATGGCGAGAAAGGAAAGAGACGATGGAATGGCGACCGATCGAAACAGCGCCGAGGGATGGAACGGTTATCCTGCTTTACGACAATGTTCCTGTCGTGGGCCAGTGGGTTCGCCATCGCGCCTACGCGCATTGCTGGGCATGGATGATGAAGCCGCTACCCAAAGCCGATCTCTTGATCGCACTTGAACCCACCCACTGGATGCCTCTGCCGACAGCCCCCGAACCCTCCCCGATCAAGCCCGCAAGGATGCCGCGATACTGACGCGCGCCCACCAGGCCGCCCGAGAGGTGCAGACCGAAGCCGAGGCAATGGAATGGCTGCACGAGCACTATTACCCGAACATCGAAAACGACGTGCTCCATGACGACCTTGACGCGATGCACCGGGCGATTGTCCTGCGCGTCACGGGCGCGGGAGGCGGCTAGGATGGTCACTCGCCCGGTCAAGAACGCGGACGATCTTGCGCTGCTCAAGGTCTACCTCGATGGCAGGAGGCGCCCGTTCACCGTCGAGATAACGGACGGTCGGAGCCGCACCACCGAACAGAATAAGCTCGCCTTCAAGTGGTACAAGGAAATCTCGGATCAGACCGGCGAGGACATCGAGGACGTGCGTGCCCGCTGCAAGCTGGAAATTGGCGTGCCGATCCTGCGTGAAGCGTCCGAAGCATTCCGCGCGACCTATGACCGGACGCTTCGCCCCCTCGATTATGAAATCAAGCTCACCGCGATCCGCGACATGGATATTCCAGTCACGCGGCTGATGAAGGTCGATCAGATGAGCCGGTACATGGACACGGTTTTCCGTCGCCATGCAGAGATTGGCATTGCGCTCACCATTCCGCCCGACCGCTTCGCATATGACCCGGAAAGGGCCGCCGCATGACCGACCACAACGCAATCATTCACCGCATCATCGAGAACATGGACGCGCCTGCCGACGAACTCATGTGGCACTACGTCCATGCCGCCTATCAGAGATACGGGACCATCATCGGCACGGCTCGAGCGCTTGGGATGCACAGACGGACAGTGCAGCGGCTCTTGAAGCGCCAGCCCAAGCCCAGGCGCTCGCCGTTCAATGTGGAAAGGATGGCAGCGTGATGCAGGTCATTCGTTCCAGCGCCATCACCAACCACGCCAAGGGCCAGCCCTGCGCGATCCGGCTGCCGGGCATTTGCTGGGGCGGAACGGAAACAACCGTGTTCTGCCACTTTAACAGCAGCGCGTTTGGCAAGGCTATGGCGCGGAAGGCCACGGACCTTGCCGGGTTTTTTGGCTGCATGGGCTGCCACGTCTACGTGGACACCGGCCATGGAACGAAGCCGCTTATGACCGATCTTGAGCTAGAGCGCGCCATGACGGTGGCGATGGTTCGGACATGGACAGTGCTGGTCAATGACAAGGTTATCGCCCTCCGCGTTGACCGACCCAAACAGCGCCACGTCAAGGCCCGGAAGCCCAAGGCCGCGCGCGCACCTATCCAGAGCCGAAACGAATGGCCCAAGGGTCGCAAGTTGCAATCCCGCCCGCTTTCCAAGCGCGTCGGACAATTCGGAGAACAGCAATGAAGATCAAAGATGAAGCCGTGGAGGCGGCTCTAAACGCTAAGCCCCACCATTCGACGGTGAGATTTTTTCTCAACCCTAACCATTATCTAGAGGAAGAGGACGTATGCGAGCTTATGCGCGCCGCCCTCGAAGCTGCCCTCCCCCATCTATCGCAGGGAGCGGTGAGGGTGAAGGCATTGGAGTGGTCAGTTGAGCGCCGCAGTGGCTTCAACATCCATGTAGGACGTGGGCTTGGACTTAAATATGAAGCGGCCATCAAGGCTTACAATCCCGGATGGATTGTGACGCTCGGTGAGAGCGATGTGGTGTTCGATAGCGCGGACGCCGACGAGGACAGCGCCAAAGCCGCCGCCCAAGCCGATTACGAGCGCCGCATCATGTCGGCCCTCTCCCCCGCCCCCGTCGGGGTGATGCCAACGCACCGCCACAAGAAGCGCGGCACCGAATATGTCTTGCTCGGCATTGGCAAGATGCAAGCCGAGTATTGGGAGGAACGAGAATACACGGCCACCGATGAGCCGGTAGCTGGCGTGTCGGTCGATATGCACGAGGTCGTCATCTATCGCAGCGTCGATGACGGCTCGCTCTGGGTTCGCCCTCGTGAAGAATTTGAGGATGGGCGTTTCGAGGGGGTTGATCATGACTGACCCCATTAAACTAGCAGAAACGCTTGAAGACTACGCCAAGTATGTGAGCAGGGCCTTGGACAAGAACATTGAGGCGAGCGATTTATGGCAAGCCGCCCGTACTTTACGCAAATATCATGCCGCCCTTGCCTCTCACGAACCAGCCCCCACCGACACACAAGAGGGGGTGAGTGAAGCGGGCGAGGTGGTGGCGTGGTTAGACCCTTGCGGCGACGTTGCTTGCATTAAAGTCACCAAGCGCCACGAACCCCTCGTCCGTCAATCCGCCCTCACTGCCTGCCAGCAAGAGGTGGAGTGGTTGCGGAAAGAGAGGGACGAAGAAGCGGCGCTTCGCGTCCGGGCGATCAGCAACATGAAAAAGGCCGAGATCGCCAACGAAGCCGCCGAAGCCCGCAACGCTGAACTGGTGAAGGCGCTGGACGGCGCGAGGCAGGTCCTCGCCAAATTGCTATCGGCTGGACACAACAGCCCCTCGGCTACCCCAGAAGAAATTGACGCGGCGTTCTGGTCTGTAGACGCCGCCCTCGGAGGGCAGAGCAATGAAGTCTGACACTCCGCTTGTCACAATGCGAGAAGACGAGCGCGTCTGTTTCGACCGCGCTATGGATCAATGGTTGGCGTCCACCAAGAGGCCCGATCTGTCAGAACAGGATAGGGTGAAAGGCGCTCTATTGGCCTATCAGCGCCAAGCGTTTGTCTTCCACGAGAAAGCCCTTCTCGAAGCCCACCAGCGGGGCCAACAGCGAGCCGTCGATTGGCACCGCAAGAACGCCCGTATTTGCCGAGAGATTGCACAGGACGACCCGCGCATCAATGAGACCGATCGCAAGCGCGCCGGGCAAGCTGCCATCCAGCATGACGCAAGCGCAACCGGTATCGAAGCAATGATGATCGAGGATCGCCGCGCCAAGGCCCAAGGGGCAGACCAATGACCTACAAGGCCATCATAGCAATCTCGATCGCCTGCGGGATCGCCTCGATAGGGATCACGATCTACTATGCCTTTGCGCCGCTCGTTCAGTGGCTAATGGGGTGGTGAGAATGGCGCTCTTGACACCAGCCCAAGTCCGGGCGGAACTTGGCATCTCGGATCGCCAGCTTCGCGATCTGACCGATGACGGTGCAATACCGTTCATCAATATTGGGAGGGGAAAGCGTCGAGCGGCCCGCTATGATCCGGCGGACATCGAGGCGTTCAAAGCGCGGCGGAAAAACCAGATATGTCGGTCTACAAGCGCAAGGGTTCGGAAACCTACTCGTACGACTTCCAGCTTGGGGGTGTTAGATTTTCAGGCCGAACGGAAGCGACTACGAAGCGAGCGGCAGAACGCATAGAGGCCCAGAAGCGCAAGGAAGCCGAGGCGCTGGTAGGTGAGGAACGCGCGCTCGACGCGCCGGCCACATGGGGCCAGGCCGTGACGCGATATTGGCGTGAAGTCGGCCAGCACCTCAAGAACGCGCCGACCGAGCTCGAATATCTCGCATGGCTTACAAACGAGATCGGCAAATCCCGCCCGCTGATCGAAGTCAATGACAACGTGGTCGCGTTTCTGGTCGCAAAGAAGCGCCAGCAGAAAGACAGCCGCTATTCAAAGCGCAAGAATGAAGCCCCGCTGATTGGCCCACGAGCGGTCAATGCCGCCGTCCCCGAGGCTATCCGCAAGGTTCTGACACGGGCCCGGAAGGTGTGGAAGGTGCGCGTGGCCGAGATCGATTGGTCGCAGCACATGCTAAAGCAGAACGAAGGGAGGGTGCGCGAGGCGTCAAAGGCCGAGGAAGGGGCTTTGCTTGGCAAGCTGAGCCGTGGCTATGACGTGGCGGTCAGGTTTGCAATTCTGACCGGGTGCCGGAGAATGGAAATTCTCGGGATGCGCTGGAAGGACGTGGATTTCTTCAACCGGCGCTTTACCGTAACGGGCAAGGGCTCAAAGAGCCGGGTCATACCGATGACCGTGCAGACCTACGATCTGTTATGGCACCTCAAGGATCATCACCCCGAAGTCGTGTTCACATACGAAGCCGCCCGGACGCGCAAGTATGGCGACAGGAAAGTCGAACGCGGGCGCCGATACCCGCTCACTGATTCCGGGCTCAAGTCTCAGTTCCGGCGCGCGCTCGGGAAAACCGACATCGAGGATTTCCACTTTCACGATACGCGCCACACGATGGCCAGCCGTGTCGCCCGCCGCACCAAAGACCTTCTATCTGTCCAAAAGCTGCTCGGGCATTCCCGCCTCACCACGACGCAAATCTACACCCACGCGATGGAGGAGGATCTACGCGCTGCACTGGAGGAAACAGAAAGTCCCACCGAAAACCCCACGATCGCCTTACAGGGTGCCGGTAAAGCGTTAGGAGCAAAGAAAGATCGGGGCTAA